TTACCCATCGAGGCGGCTTAAGAGTTTTTGTTTGAACTCGCAGTGTTCACTATATAGCCAGCGTGCGCGGCCGTGGATGAGTTTGCTTTTTGGCAGGGTGCCGTCTTTGATGCGGTCATAGATGAAGGTCTTTCCGAAACCAGTATCTGCCATGATGAATTTCAGATCAACCAGTGAATCGGGCTGTAATTGGTGTTGCATGGGTTTCATCTCCGGTTTGGAAATCGAACCTGGAAGCCAGGCAAAAAGAACCCGGCACTATTGGCCGGGCAAATGGGGGGATAACGTGGCAGTGCATTCGCACCCAATAGCCGACTCAGTGAATCAGCTATCAGTTGCGTCATTCATGTGGTGTGTTAACGATGTCGTAAAACTGACCGTAGGTTATCTTCTGGAAGTTATCCGGTATCACTACGTCACCGTGCCGTTCTTCTTTATCGTTAGGTATTGCAAAAACCAGGCAATCATCGCGCTCAGGGTGCTTTCCTCCATATGTTGATAGCATGGCAAATCCGAAACCTCTGCCAGACTGACCACCAATACCCGTGCGCATAATTCTGTAATGATTGACTATGTAGTCATTCCACTCAGGAAGTGATTTAAGCTTTTTGTTTGCTTCTTCCTTCACGGCGTCGAGCACCTTGTTGTAAGCCCGGCCTTCTTTCGTATTTCCTTTTCCTCTACCAAGGACTACGCGCTTACCATCAAACATTTCTTCTCGCTTAATGGTCATGGGGCAGGGGAACTCATATCCCTTTTCCCACACAAAGCCACTGAGCAATCCACCGCCACCACCCCATCCGCTTGATGTTGTCCATGCGATAGCGCCAACCTTTCCTACTGCATCAGGAAGAATGGCGTTTCTTTGTTTACTGATTTCCTCATATCCATCAATCAGCGATTTCACATCATCGCCTTCCACCATGTAGTAATCGTAAAATTTGCTTTGATCTGACATTGTTATCCCTCATGCCGCCCGCATAGCGCGGAGGCGTTTTAAGTGTTCTGCTGTTTCAAGTTCGGCGCGTATCTGTGCCGCCTCGTGTGGGTCGAGGTGCTCGAAATCGTTATTAAAGCGGTCTATTGAAGCGGTGTTGACCCGGCCTTGTCGCCAGTAGCGGACTATCTGTGATGTGACTGAATGGATTATGACGGGCCAGTTATGCTGGTCAGCGTATATCTGACCCCGTTGAATTAGCTGGAACATTGGCTGACTCCTGCATTTTAAGGAAGGCAATCATTGCGGCGCGGAGTGGGTTGTCATCTCTGGTAATAAAGTCTGCAAATACGTCCGCCTCCCACCAGGATTCTCGCTTCATTCCTGAGTTGGCTCTTTCGTATGCGCACATGCTAATCTGATGCTTTGAAATAATCGGCCATGCGTCTGCCGGGTTGTTGCATGGGTCGAAGTAAAACTTGTTGCCTGATTTATTCTTTGGCTTATCGAATTCATACCGCCGGACGTCATCCATAAAAATATCAGGGACGACCTCTTTGCATCCCAAAGCGAATGCCACCAACTTATTAATTTCCTGATCGCTTAGTTTGCTGTAATCCATCACACCGGCTCCTCTGCTTCGGAAAGGATGTTGGCCGTAGCGAATGTGGACACTTCTAAATCACCGTCACGCATACGGATAATCATGTTGTGCAAAGGCATGCCGTCGCACTGCCTGTTAAAGGTTGAGTGGTATTCGGCCCGGCTGTGGAGCATCCATTCATCCGGGTCAACGTTGTAAACTTTACCCTTCGTTAGTTCCATCACATCCCCCTATGCTTATTCCGTAACTCGACAATCTGAAGGCATGCAACGCACATCGTGCATCCCGGATACGCTTTCCTGCGCGCTTCAGGCAACTCCTCGTCGCACTCCTCACAGTGCGTTGCTGATACTGCTGAGTGGTTGAGTCTGTGCATGCTCAGTGCCGCGTCACGCTGCAAATCTTCAAGCTGTGATGCGTTATCGATAATGTCAGCCATAGTCAGTGCTCCATGAACTGTCGGTTAATTCGGTTGAAGGTGAACGCGAGAAAATAAAAAGGCCGACATAGCGACCTTGTGATTCGTTTGGTTAGCGTCATTATTCCACTCCGTACCGGCCCGTCATCCGACCGATGCTGCTAACGAATGCCACCAGGCTGATACCAAGCGGCGCAATTTTCTGGTGATGCTTCTTGAGGATCGGCGGAACGACTGCATTCCATTTCGGCTTAGGCCTGCATTTCAGTGCCTGCTGAATCTCTGCCACGCATTTACGTCCCTGTGTGCGGATAGCGTTATCCTGTTCTGGTGTCATGCTGACTCCCGTCGAGCGAGAAGTTTCGCTCCGAAAGACATCAATTCGTCCCGTTCCACAGTTGCGAAGTGGCAGTGTGTACGCGGGTACGGATGCCAGATGATGAGCATACTTCCCTTGTTATTGCCGCTTACGGGCTTACCGGTGACCGGGTTGATAAATGCCAGCCGCCCGGCGGTGATGAATCGAACTTCGCTGGCAGACTGAATAGCTTCCCGGAACCAGCCAACCGATGTATCAGCTGGAACCAGCATGACGGTGCCGATCTGGTTCTTGCTCTCCGCTGCGGCTTTCTTCACGAACGGTGTGATGTCGCTGTATGGCGGGTTCAACCATGCGTAGCCTGGGGTCTGCATATGCTCGAACCACGGCGTTTCCAGCGTGTTCTGCTCGGCTGTGATGAACTTTCGACACAGTGTATTGTGCGGCGCGGCGGCCGCGTCCAGTTGAAAGCAGAATTCAGCATCCAGCGCGGTGAAGAGTGCCGGTGGTGTGCGCCACAAATCACGCTGATCCGCTGGCGTGTTGCTTCCGGTATAATCAGTCACTACTCACCTCCCCATAACGACCACGATGCTCACGCCTACGGTCGTCTACGTAGGTTGGTTGAACCGGTCCGACTGCCATCCAAATCGGCCTGAATGACGCCTCTAAGTTGGCGTACCAGACTTCCTTTTCGTATCTTTCCAGAAGCCTTTCTTCCATGGTCGGCTTCTGGTAATCGTTATTAGCGATAGCTGCAAAGCAACGAGCCAGCACCTCAGCTTTGGTGCCGGATCGCTTTGGTGGGCGCAGATATCCCGCCCCGGTGAGAGGTGCTGACATGGATAATTCCTTGTTGAGTTAAATCAGAACTGGATCGAATCGTCGAATTGTTGAGATGGCTGACTGTTGGATGGTTGCTGGTTATTGCCTGAAGTGGCGAATCCAATGCGAGCGTTTAACAGTTCGAGAGTTATAGACTGACCGTTCTGCCCCTGGTAAACATCCACCTTGATATTCTCTCCGGTAATTTCAACGATTCCACCTTCAACTAGAACGTTTCGGTAGTAATCAGCTTGCGCCCCAGGCTTTGCAAAAACGGCTGCGCTGTAGTTAGTCCATTCTTTTTGTTTGCTCTGGCGATCGTAATACTGAACGCCTGCGCGGATATTAAATCCGATGTTTTCACCCGCCTGAAACTCACGTGCTGCTTTGTTTAAGCGTACTGTTATTGAATGCGCCATTAAGCGATAACTCCTTCAAGTTCATCTTTTCGAATGTTGTAAACGTCCTGAGCTTTCTGTTGCTCATCAGTACCTTCGAGCATTTTCCATGCTTTAGCGAACGCCTGTTTAAGTTCATCGACTGATGTTTTTTGTGCTGCTGCATCAGTGAATGCCTTCAGGATCTGCTCAGGAGTAGGGGATGGTTTTGATTGTTTAGCTGGCGCGGAATTCTGCTGATGTTTGTGCTCATCAGTATCAGCATCTTTGGAGTCATCAATGCCGAACAATCCGTTAAGGCAATATTTGCGAGCGTAAGAGCTTGTAGCGCCAGTAACCTGAGCGGCATCCATGCCTTTCTTGCTTTCCTCTTCTCGCGCCATAGAGGTTGCTGTGTGCTTATTTTCACCATCCGTGATGGTCGCCGTAGCCTTGACGTAATACCGATCGCCAATCAACACGATTTCATCGCTAATCGACAGGAAAAGCCCTTTCAGTAGCGGCTTAACTCCTTCGAGAATGTCCTCGCAGCTGCGGTATTTATATTTACCGAACGAGTTGTACTGATTCTTTGGCGCATTCAAATGCTCCTGGATGGATGCCAGTCGCTCATAAAATGTGGAGCTCATAATTACCTCAGAATGGAAGTTCGGAATGGTTAGCCAGGAACTCGCATTTATTCATGCGCTCACGCTTAGCCATAGACAGGCAGAAGCTTTTCATCGACTTGTTGCCTGACTTGCGCCAGTAAAGCGCCTCAGTAACGTGGTACTGGCGCTTAATGCGGCTGAGTTCTGGTGTTCTTGCTAAATCGACAGGAATCATCTTTCACCTCAGTAGTTAATTTGTGTTCTCGGCACCAGACCATCCATCAGCGCTTTCAGGACTTCGATCGCCTGGTCTCGTGAGATGCTGGTATTAGCGGTGAGTGCGTTAACGATTTCAGTACCAACGACCTTGCGGTGCTTCACGTCAGCTTCACGCTTTGCCTTTTCGTCAGCGATGCGTTTCTCCTCAGCTAGTCGCGCAGCTTCTTTCGCTTCAGCCTCACGCTTAATGCGATCTGCTTCTTCCTGAGCTTTGCGCTGTTCCGCTTCAATGGCTGCTTTCTTCTCTTCTTCAGCTTTCGCCGCGGCGTCTTTAGCTTCCTGCTCGGCACGTTCTTGTGCTTGCTTAGCCAGTAATTCAGCCCGTGATCTTGCTGCAATCGCATCCTCTTCGCGTTTCTTTGCCGCCGCCAGTTCAGCTGCTGCTTTCTCTTCGGCTTCGCGCTTAGCCTGTTCTGCTGCCTGGCGCTTTAATTCTTCTTCATGGGCCAGTCGCTGGCGTTCGGCTTCTTCAGCTTTCTCTTTGGCTTCACGGTCATGTTTTTCGTTCATGAGCAGGGCAATTTCGTGGTCGGACTCAAACCGCTTACGGTCTTCCTCTGCTTTAATCCTGGCGGCTTCCTCTGCCTTAATTCGTTCCTGCTCGGCTTCCCACTCGGTTAGCGGTCGGCGCACTTCATCTTTCAGCGCGTCCAGACGTTCACGAACAATGCGGCGGCTCTCATCAATCTGTTTTGGCAATGCTTTCAGCTCTGCTACAAGGTCTTTACCGGCGTTGTCGATGTACGTTTTGGAACGCGCAACCTTGTGCGCCATGGATGCGATAGCATCACGACCTTTCTTGGTGGATACATCCGGCACCAGGCTACGAGCTTCTCTCTCAATTTTTTCAATGATGGGATCGAGCTGCTCGTTATTGGTGAATACAGCCATTGCGCTCGATTTTTCGATAACGACTAAATCAGTTACTTCACTCATGGTCTCTCCTGAAATTTGGTTGTGCGCTTCCCGTCTGCGATAGCCGGACGAGTAGGGGAATGGGGGATGTATTTGAAGCGGTATTAAATTTCGCGGATTAACTCGAAATCACCGCAAGAAGAATCGCTAACTACTGGGGCGCGGACTAATACAGCATCCATATCACCCCAATCTCTGCGTAATTGCTTATTTGATGGCAACTGTCTACCCAAAGCCTCAAACACTACAGCGCTGTCGAAATCGAATTTTGCACGACCATCCATAACGAAATATTCAAATTCTTGCATAACTACCCCTCAATGACTCAATCCACCACCAAGCCCACTGAGATAAACCTCAACGAGCAACTCTTTCGTATAAGTGCGCTCACATCCGCGATGGAGGTACAACTTCCCGCGCTTATGTGCTGATGCTGTCCATGTCGCATCTTTGTGCTTAACCAGCATTCCTGGCTGAACAGCGCCACGGTTAACTTCCTGCGTTCCGTAATGATGTAGGCTCATGATTTACCCTCCACCTGCTGCAATAACCCGGATAAATCCATCTGCCAGCGGTTCATTGTGATTTTCTCGCGAGGTTTATCGACTGATGAGAGTTGCCACTCGTTGTCGTTGAGTTTTGATGCGTGGTACAGCTTGCCGTTGTGGGTGACTGTCATGACTTAGCCTCCTGCTTTTCTTTGATGTCAGCGCGGAGGTGAATTTCACGACCATCGGGAAGTGAAAATACTTTTATGTCGTCGGTCTTCGCGAGGTAATGAGCTGTGGCATGAAGAACCTGGTCAGTAACATCAAACTTCTCGCCAATAAATTTCATTGCGCCAAAAGCAAAGTTCTTTGCTGGCTTTGCTCTTCCAGCGTATATGCGGTTGGTAAGTCCGCTGCGATTCACCATGATTGGATTGCTCATAATATCTCCGCGCTTAAGCCGCGCCGCTGAACGTAAAGACCTCTGCATGCAAAAAAAACCGTAGTTGCAGAATGTTGGTAAGCGGTGGATAGCCGCCGTGATAACAGAGCACCCTCGTGAAGGCGCTGTGGTATCAGCAATAAAAAACCCGCCGGAGCGGGTCTATTTGTTTAATGAAAGAGCTGATGTTCTTGGCCAGTAATACTTAGGCTTAGCTCGCGAGCCGGGTTTCGGCCCAACACATACGATGTAGCTTTCTTCCTTTCTTGGTGTTGTTGCTGCATCAAGTTCATGACGGAACCTTGACTGTAAAATACTTTTCCCTGCTGGTATCACTTCGACCACATCACCAACCTTCACCTTCCACCCTCCATTTGCCTGACTTGACCAAATTACCTCATCACCTTCCTTGAATTTTCTTACTGGCTGATATGCCATCGCCTTACCCTCTGTTTGTATCGTGAGCTAATAAAAAGGCAGCCTAAGCGACCTATAATTTATTCTCTATTGCTGCTTGGTGGTTGTGCTGCGCCGTCTGTACGACCATCTCAGCAAACTTGTTGGCAACATTCTTGCGGATACCTTCGTTAACATACTCTGCAATCTGGAGGTCAATGTCCTTGTTGATACCCTTGAGTTTCTCCTGAACGACATCCTGAACACGCTTCCCAGTAAGCCAGGTAATCAGCCGCGTTTTACCGCTGTAGCTGTCAGCAAAGTTTCCGTTATCGTCCACCTTCTTCTCAAGCAAGCCATCGAATGTGCGCTTGATAAGGTCGGTAATGGTCAGACAGTCTTGCGTGTCACCCCACTTATCAGTGATGGTCACTTCTTTTTCCAACCAGTCATCAGCGAACTGAACAGCCTTTTGTTCGATTGCTTTTCTGGCCGCGACGATTGACTCGTTGATGGCAGCATTAATCTGCTGCGAGGCTTCTTTCTCAACTTTTGCCAGACAGTCTCGAGATATAGCCGCTTTTACACCTGATATAATCTGGTGCTTAACTTCCTCATCCATGTCGCCATCTTCGCCAAGCCATTCCAAATCTACTGTGATGTTAAGTTTCATTTTCTACCCTCATAAGTTAATTAACGCGCCGTAACCGATTTGCTGCTGCGATGGCCAGCTGAGTACAGCGCCACATCAGGCAAGCAAATTGATCCTGAATACTGGCTAACCATCGTGGTAATGGTCACAACCTCTGATCGCATCGACGGCTTGCGTTTACACTGCAACTGAACGCGTGATTCGGTAGGGCGGTGCAATGCTTCAGAGCTTGCCGTCACTTCGTTCTGTAACGCTGCACGACGCTCTCTGCGACGTCCTGATGCTGAACCGTTGAATGATGTTCTACGTGTCATGGGAACCTCAAAAATCTGGAAGTAATGCGCCCCGTATTGAGGCGCCTTGTTCATTTGATGTTTTTATTGAGGATCCGGTAGACAGATTCTTTTATCTGACCCATCTCAAGGAGGCTGTCCAACATCATGCGTTTCTCTTGTGCCGTCTTGCAGTTGGCTTCAATGAATAATGCGGCTTTCATGGCGTTCATAATTTTTCCTTTTCGAAATGCGCTTTGGTGGTGACGTGTCACGATGCTTATCTCCGTGATTGCTGTCTCGCAGCTGCAGTTCACATCACCCCAAAGCACATTGCTTGGTTGTCAGGCTTTGCAGCCTCGTAGTCGAATGTTCGACGTTGTGTAAAGAGCATCACCGTCCTGGTGAGTAGTGCGTCCTGTTGATGGGATAACAATACAAAATGTACTAAATAACGTCAATACAAAATGTACTTAAAATTGGTGTAAAAATGCGAAGCGTATGATTTTTAAAGTGAAATATTTTTATTGGCAATAAAAAACCCGCCGGAGCGGGTTAGTGGGATTGGGGATTTGTTACAGGCCTTGCCATTTAGCTTCTATGACTACGCCTATTATGCGGCAGTTACCATTAACTGGAATCATGTGGTAGCTGGGATTTAGTGGCTTCAGGTAGCGCTGACCGGCGTCAACGACGTACTTTTTAAAAGTTGCCTCGTTCTCAGTGTCGAGCTTTGCGATCACCAGTCGGCCATTTGTCGCCTCTACATTTGGGTCGACAAGAATCTGCATTCCCTCTGGGATACTAAGGCCTGTTGGCGAGGTCATTGAGTCTCCGCGCACAGTTAACCAGAACGATCTGTCGCTGGCATTTGCGGTGGTCTCTGGCCAAACCTCTATTTCCTCAATGCGATATGGCTCTATTGCTTCGCACCAGTTACCGGCGCTTACCCAGCTAATAAGAGGGAAGCTTTTAGCTTCGGCATTTGAGCGTGGATTAGAAACGTTTCCCATCTCCCCGTCAGGGTAATCAACCATACCATCCGACGTGAGGATTAATTCTTTGAGGCCCAACTGCTTCATTATCGAAGCTATATCATCAATGCTCGGCTCTCGACGCCCATTAAGCCAATGACCAATCGCACCCTGAGTTTTGCCAAGCGATTCCGCCAGCTTATCCTGGGTGATGCCTAATTGTTTCATCCTGGCTTTCGCCAGTTCATTCCACGGTGTCTTCATCACCCGATTATTACGAGTTGTATTAACAGTGACAACACACAAAATGTATTAATCCTCTTGCATTTATTCAGTACGGTTTGTATTATTGATTCACGTACTCACCCAGGAGATAACCGATGAGCAATCTTCGGATGAATAGGGAAGCCGCTAAGGTGTCCCAAACAGCTTTAGCAGAAAAGGTCGGCTGCACTCAGGGTGCGATTGGTCATTACGAATCAGGACGTAGACAGCCTGATTTAAAAACCTGCCGCAAGCTGGTAGAGGCTCTGAATGCCTTCGGCGCTAACGTACAGTTAGATGATGTGTTCCCACCAGAACACCACGCCGCTTAAGAAATACCGCTCCTTTCACAATGGCCGTCCGGCCTACGTAGCTGAAAAGCTAACTTCAAAAAAACAACAAACATGGCTCTGCGTGTCTGCGCATGGCCTTTTAACTATTTCACACCAAAGGAATTATCACAGATGGATAACACAACTACCCGAAACAAAACTCAGGCTCGAAAAATCGAGTCTTGGATCCTGAATCAGATTGCCATGCGTGGCTCCACTAACGTAGCCAAAGCGCTGGGTATGGATAAGTCAGGCATTACCCGCTGGAAGGAAAGCATGCTGCCGAAGCTGTCGATGCTTCTTGCTGTTCTGGAGTGGGGCGTTGTCGATGACGACATGGCCAGGTTAGCGAAAGAGGTTGCTTCAATCCTCAAAAATGAAAAGACGCCCAGCTGCGGTAACAGTCTGGACGCCTAAAAGCACTGTGTTATGTCAACAAAGTTGCAGGAGTAATTATGGCAAATATCGCCAGAGTATACAACTTCCCTGGGGCTGACTCGGGGGATCAGGAGTCTCGCGTGGCAGAACTCGATGACGGATACACCCGTATCGCTAACGAGCTGCTGGAATCCATTGCAAGTGCTGATTTAACTGCTCGCCAGCTAAAGTTGATGCTGGCGTATATCAGGAAAACATACGGCTTCAATAAGAAATCAGATCGCATTGCCGATGAGCAAATCGCTCAAATTACCTGCCTGTCCAGGCAGAACGTAAACAAGGCAAAAAAAGAGCTGCTTTCAATGAACTGTCTGTTTCTGGATGGAAGCAAAATTGGCGTGAACAAGGAGGTTTCTGCATGGCGTTTCAGCAAGTGTCTCCAAGTTAGCAATTTTGTCTCCAAATCAGAGACACGAAATGTCTCCAAGTTAGAGACAAGTGAAGTCTCGAAGTTAGAGACACACAAAAGACATTCTTTAAAGACAAATAAAGACAATATAAATAATCCCCCTATAGTCCCCCAGGCTGTAATTCCTCCAAAGCCTGAAAAGACACAAAAACGAGCCACTCAATTCCCTAAGGACTTCACGACCACTGAAGGAAATCTGAAATTAGCAACTGAGCTTGGCGTCGACCTGCAAAGCGAAGTATCGGCTTTCTCAGATCACCACCAATCGAAAGGTTCAACGTTCAAGGACTGGAACCTTGCGCTTAACACCTGGCTGAGAAATGCGGCGAAGTTCGGAAGGAGAACACAACCTGTTGCGAGAAACTCTTCTCGATCACTGCCAGAAAATTTTGCTGGCAAAGACTATGGCCAGACAGAAATCCCTGATTGGGCGAGGTGATCATGCAGCTTCATGAAAAAATATCTCAGATTGAGAGGAAACTCGAAGAACTCAAAGTCGCCCCTCTAGATATTCAGTACACAACCGTTGAGTTTGGCACTGGAAACTGTGAGAAACATGGTGAGTTTGAGCAACGTAACCGCATATCAACCGGGCCAATAAAACTCCCCACTAGGCCTAGTGAGTGTCCTTCTTGTCTGCAAGAAGAATTGGACCTTCTTAATCGCGAACTTGACCAACAAAACCGTGCGGTCAGAGAGCGAAACATTGAGCGACTGATGCTCGACCTGCAGATACCTGAACGATTCTCAGAATGCACACTTGATAACTACGATCCTGCCAGCGACGACTCGAAGCGTGCTCTGCGAGTATGCCAGGCCTATGCCAGTAAGTGGCCTGAAAGGCTTAAGCGTGGCGGTGGATTGGTCATGTGTGGAAAGCCTGGAACCGGTAAAAATCATCTTGCACTGGCAATAGCAAAGCGCGTCATCGAAGAGCATCAAAGTCCAGTCGCTTTCACCACGGCGCTAAAAATTGCCAGGGAGTTCAAATCGACATGGTCAAAGGCGGCTACGAGAACCGAAGACGAAGTTATCAGGCAGTTCACCAAGCCTGACCTGCTGATCATCGATGAGGTCGGGGTACAGTTTGGAAGCGAAGCGGAAAAGCTGATCATGTTCGAAATCATCAACACCCGATACGAGCGCATGAAGCCAACCATCCTGATTAGCAACCAGACCAAAGAAGAATTGGCTGCATTCATTGGTGAGCGCGTCATAGACCGCATGAGCGACGGCGGTGGCTGCACTCTGTCATTCACCTGGGATTCATACCGCTCTAAGGGGGCCGCATGATGGACAGCGTAAAGCAACGCATTCTTGATTACGTATCAGCTAACCAGCCAGCCAATGTCGATCTGATTTACAAGGAAGTCGGCATCAGTCGCAACCGCTACTACGAAGAGGCGAAAGAGCTTCGTTTCATGGGAAGGTTGCGCAGTGTTCCTGGTATTGGCGTATTCCCCGGCGAAAAGGCGTTCCAGCAATGGCTGAAGAATGGCGGCGGCGAGGCCATCAGGCAGCGTGCCGTTGATGCTAACCAGAGTAGCCAGGTAGCAAAAGGCGTTATCAAGAAAGATAAAACCAATAGTGACGATCCGAAGATGTTCACCCCATACAACCCGGAGAATAACGGTGTTGTAGCGGAGTTCATGCAGAGCGATGCACGCAAGCGGCTGATGATGATTTACGGGAGAACTGGAGCATGAAAGAAGCACGTAACACGCGAGAGATTATCGAAGCTGAGTACCCGGAATTTCCCGAGACCATTCTCCACGCTGAACTATGCCGTGCCTGTGCTCGCGTAGACGGTCGCAGCATCAAGCAGTCACTCAAGGCCTTTGCTCTGGCACGTATCGAAAAGGTTGAGAGCAAGCCACTTAAAGGCGCACTTGAGCAGATGGCATCAAGCATGTTTCCAGAGACAGAGATAGCCCGTATACGCTCCTGTGTAGGTCGCATGGAGTCGGCGCTGGTTAAGACATTCGGAGTGAAGCGAGCGTGACCTGCATTCGAATACCTAACGGAATTATCTGCACGTATCCAACTTACCGTTTGCGCCTTGAAGACGGAACCTGCGTTTTCATGTCATGGCATGACTACTGCGGGCCAGAGTTTTATCGAGACAAAAACGAACGTCGCTGGATTGATGAATGGTGGGAAAACCCACTCATTGTAAAGGCGCTCGATTGGTTCACCGGCAGAGGAAATCGCGCATGACTGAAGCCTACATAGCAGAGCTATCTGCAAGCGTGGCCGTGATAGTCGGCCTTTTTTATGCCCGGAGGAAATGGTGAAAGAAACAATATTTTTATGCGCTCTTTATCTCATTGCCGGATTTGCTATGGGCTTTGCTGTTTTTTCTCCCGGGAAGGAGCACGTAAACGAACTCAAAGCAAAGGCTGCTGTAGCGGTATACGAGGGAAGAGCGGTCTGCGAAAAGGCTCTAGACCAGTGGGTATGCAGTATTCCAAAAGATTAACAGGCTCGCATAGCGGGCCTTTTTTATGAGGGTAGGATTATGACTAGCAGAGAAAAATTCGAAGCTTGGTGTATCAACCGGCTTATTTCAGTTACCAGCATGGTTGGTTGTGATTCATATCAAAGTTGGAGAACCAGAGAATTATGGGCTTCATGGCAAGCAGCGCAAACAGCATCAGAGCAAAAACTCACAGACATGGCAGTACAGCTCGCTAACGCCGAGAGCAAGTGCAGGGAGCTGGCGGCGGAGAATGTAACGCTGAATGACAAAATGAATAAGCTCGCAACCTGGCCTGGTATCGAGTTCTATTCGTCTGCATGGGAGTTCTGCAATCTTGATGGGAACGATGCGCTTGAGTTCATGTGCGATGTCAAAACCCCAGCTACCGACTCTTTCCTGGCTGAAGTGCGGGCTCAGGGTGTTGATGCTGCAATCGATCACCTTAGCAAGAAGTTCGAAGGAACTGGTCACATCGGAGTGCCGGTGATGGCGCTTGAGTGGCTGGCGCAGGAACTTCGCAAAGGAGCTGCGCTATGAGCAATGCTATCGATGCACATCTCACCGATGAAGTGATCAACGCCGCATTTGAAAATACCAATTTCGGGCGCGACGACTTTCGCACCATCCTGGCTGAAACCGTTATGAAACGAGCCGCTGGTTATCACTCTGGCTGGACGGCGACGACCATTTGTACTCGTCTCAAGCTGCTGGGTAAGCAGGAGCGTCCAACAAAACTAGGCCTGACGTTTGCCTTTCACCACTACTACCGCCAGAGCGTCCGCGATGCGCTGATGCCAAAACAGGAGGCAGCCCAATGACAGCACTCAACAAACAGTCGCTGCGTGAAGCGGCGCAGGAAGAAATCATGCTGCGCTCTGTCAGTGACACCTCTGACGCTTGGCAGGATGAGGCAAGCCCGGAAGCTGTTCTGGCGCTGCTGGATGAGCTGGAAGCCGCAGAGAAGCGCATAGCAGAACTGGAGGCGCGGACGGTGAAACTTCCAACCGGCACTGAAGTTAATGGATTTCATATGCTGATTGAAGAAGAAGTAATAGCTCGACTGAGAGAGTCTGGAGTTAACCCAATTGTTGTCCGCGCCGCTGGCATTGGCGTGAAGGGAGAGTGAGATATGTGTAATACACCCGCAGCATGGAATTTAACCCTTAATGTCGAATGTCCTGAGTGCGAGGAATACTTCGATCTAACTAACCATGATGATTTTTGGGTAGACGCTCGATTTGGCGCATGTGAGCACGGAACACCGGCTACGCGTGGGGTTGATGTTGAATGCCCTGAGTGTCATCACGAATTTAAAGTCGATTTTGAATACTGAGGACTAACCCATGACAACTAACAACCACCCGGCGCACGGTCCTGTATCACTCGAGCGCCTGCACCAGATACGCGAAATACTCAGCAAAGCAGCAGCACAAAGCGACGGCGGTAATCTCAGCTACGCAATGGCTGATGCTGTGAAGGTTATTGATGAAGTCCTGAATGCTGAGCCGGTGGCGTACATGACATACAAGGGCTATCTACTGCATGCGGCTGACCCTAAACTGGCAGAATATAGCGAGCCGATGCCACTCTACGCAGCACCACAGTTACCGCAGCCAGCGGTGTTATCAGTGTCTGAGGGCGTGCTTAAAAGCCTCTTACCCGATGTTGAGAAGTCCGAGTTCTGGTTTGATCATAATGGGAAAATCTTTTTTGAAGGTGTGAGGTTTAACAATGCGGTATTTGAAGCCTGCCGCGCCGCCATGCTTCAGGCTGGCAACTCTCCGGTAATCCCGGATGGTTTGGCCGCAGCCGCACCTTCCGGTATCCAAATGATTCCGGATGGTTACGTGATGGTGCCTAAGGAGCCGACGGCGAAGATGTATGATGCAGGCGACCAGCAGATGGCAACGAAACAGGTGTGGGATGCAATGATCGCAGCCGCCCCGCAACCACAAAACTCACCACAAAATATTCCTGAAATTATTCCTGGATGGATTCCGGTAAGCGAGCGGATGCCTGAAGTTGGCGTTAAAGTTCTGTGCTTCCCGGTGGAAGATGAACCAATTCACGCATCATTCAATGGGCAGTTATGGCTTCAGGACATTTCGTGGAGTGTTAGCGATGAGAGCATTGATAACGTCATATCGTGCAATGTGACTCACTGGATGCCACTGCCAGCATCACCGCAGCAGGAGGTGAAATCCGCGCTTGAACATGGAATGCAGCGTTACGCCGGTGCTATGCAAAAACTGTCTGAAGGGGATAAGTGATGCCGCCAGTTAAAGTAGTAATAATCACTCTAGTTATGATGGTTGTTGCCAGATTAATGACCGGAGAGATGGGAGCAATTTGGTAATAGCTAACGCAACGTCAAGCAACATTACCCACCATCAAAATTAGTGTTATAATTATGTCGCAGTCGGATTGAGCACCCGGCTGTGACCTCTGCATCTGATTGGGAAATTAGATGCGAAACACAAAGAGTACGACCTACCATATCCCGTCAGCGTTATCTAATGCTGAGGGTTTTCTGCATTCTGCGTTACCTCTCGAAGGTGGCGTATGAATATCCCAGAGCAGGGTATCAAGCTGCATGCTGGCAACTTCGCCGCCATCGGTCAGCACCTGCAACCATACCTCAATGACGGTCAATGCTATCGCCTCCAGTTAAAACCATGGAGAGAGAAGCGCAGCCTGTCGCAGAACTCACTTCTTCATATGTGGCTGGGAGAAATCAGCGAATACCTGATTAAATCCGGCCGCACCGACGCCACCCCTGATTGGGTCAAGCGCAACCTCAAAAAGACATACCTCGGCTGCGAGGAAGTTACCTACACCGACTTCATCACCGGCACCAAAGAAACCACCTGGGAGCCTCGCCACACGTCTCAACTCGATACTGGAGAGATGCACATCTTCCTGTGCAAAGTCGAAGCGTGGTGCGCTCAGTTTGGTCTGGCGCTGACTATCCCATCAGGTTGTGAATTCCAACAATTGCGCGATAAGCAGGAGGCGTAATGAATATCTATCAACGCATTAACGGCGCTGACTGGCGCAATATTTGGGTGGTTGGCGATCTGCATGGTTGCTACACAAACCTGATAGGGAAACTGGATGAACTCAAATTCGACCCGGCCCATGACCTACTTATCTCCGTCGGTGACCTTATCGACCGCGGCGCTGAAAACGTAGAGTGCCTGGAGCTGATTATGATGCCGTGGTTCCGGGCGGTACGCGGCAACCACGAGCAGATGATGATCGACGGCCTGTCAGAGTATGGCAACGTCAATCACTGGCTGATGAATGGCGGCGGTTGGTTCTTCAATCTCGATTATGACAAAGAGGTTTTAGCTAAGGCGCTGGTACACAAAGCAGCTGAACTTCCGCTGGTCATCGAACTGGTGACCGGTGATAAGAAGATTGTTATCTGCCATGCCGACTACCCGGCGGGAGTCTATGAGTTCGAAAAGGATATCGACGAAGAGCAGACGATCTGGAACAGAGAACGTATTTCCAATTCACAAGACGGGAATCATCACGAAATCACTGGTGCCGACCTGTTTATCTTCGGCCACACGCCAGCCCGCCAACCCCTCAAATATGCCAATCAGATGTACATCGATACCGGTGCCGTGTTCTGCGGAAACCTTACTCTGGTGCAGGTTCAGGGTGGTGCCCATGCGTAAACCAGATCGCCGCACCTGCAAAATCTGCAAGACCAAATTCACCGCCACCTACGACAACGTATGGTGGTGCTGTCCTGAGCATGGCTACGAATACAGCCAGCAAATAATCGCCAAGAAGAAGCTGGAATCAGACCGCAAGCGCAAACAGGAAGCGCAGCAGGAACGCCGTGAGCTGAAGATCCGCAAGAAAGCCTTGCAACCACTTAGCCAATATCACAAACGCGCCCAGATAGCGTTTAACGCGTTTATTCGCCAGCGTGATGCAGGGCAACCGTGTATCAGTTGTGGGCGTAACTCCGGCGCGAAGATGAACGCTGGTCACTTCCGCACTGTCGGTGCATCACCAGAAACCCGCTACGACGAAACCAACTGCCATATCCAGTGTGAGGCATGCAACTCATATCTGTCAGGGAATATCGGCGAATACCGCCCGCGCCTGATCGCCAAGATTGGACAGGCATCTTACGACCGTCTGATGGGCCCACACGAAGCAAAGAAATGGACCCGTGAAGAACTCGACGCACTGGCAGCGCACTACCGCGCAAAGCTCAAAGAACTGAAACAGCAGGAGGCCGCATGACCCGCACCGATATCGACAACTATCAGCGCTCGTCAGTAGAGCGTGCTACCAGGCTGACTCCTTACGCAAGAAGTGAAATATCCCGGATTGATAGAGAGACAGCAGAGCTTCAGAAACGCATCGATCGGAACAACGAATTACGCCGTGAAATCATCAACCGCGCAAACATCAATAAGGGTCCGTCAGCATGAATACTCAATACCTGCAGTTTGTACGGGAGCAACTCATTGTAGCTACGGCTGACCTTAGCGGTGCGACGAAAGGCCAACTGGTAGCGTTTGCTGAGAACGCGATGTTTGAATCGACTCCGCGCAGCCGTTCTCGTCTGAAGGTGGTTAATCCTGCTAACGGTCGCCTGATGAATCCAACCAGCCCACCAATTCCCGGGCAGCAATCACGCGCAAAAGGTTCATCTATCGCACTGGTGCAACCTGTTGAGTATTCGACAGCATCATGGCGTCGTGCAGTGCTGTCGCTCGATGAACACCAGAAAGCATGGTTACTCTGGAACTATAGCGAGAATGTGCGATGGGAAAATCAGGTTTCGATCACCCAATGGGCATGGGCAGAGTTTAAATCTTCTCTTGGCAGAAAGAAGGTAGCGGGGAAGACGCTTGATAGATTGAAGGCGCTTATATGGTTAGCGGCGCAGGACGTGAAAGCAGAACTTGCAGGGCGCGAAACTTACGAATATCAGAAACTGGCTGAACTGGTTGGCGTCACGCCAAAAAACTGGTCTGAGACATTTACCGATCGATGGCTGGAGATGAAACGCACATTCATGCGTCTTGATAGCAGCGCTTTATTGCAAGTAACGCGATCACGTTCACAACAAAAGGCGACAAATTTAGATGTAAGTCTTGCAAAACTGGATTGAAAAGCATATATTTCATGTAAATCTGATATTGTGCCAATGTTGTATGCACTGGCGGTATCGAAGAATTCAGAGCCTGAGGTTAACGCCTTGGGCTTTTTATTTGCCTGTAGCTCAGAGGAAAGAGCATCTGCCTTCTAAGCAGTCGGTCGCTGGTTCGAATCCAGCCGGGCGAACGAAATATCCTACCCAGGACCATAAGAGCGAAAGCTCAACGCACTACCCTCATCTTGCCAGCCTAACCGCTGGCTTTTTTATTCGCGCCCATCCATACAGCTAAACACTTACCCCTTAAACGCAATGGGTGAGGCGCTTCTCTACAACGCACAGCTCCCGCTTCATTTGCGAGGAGAGAGACTATGAAGATGCCCTACAAACAAGACTTCATCGCTGCTTTGCTAGCTGCCAAAGAGCAGGGCATTGGTGCGATTCTGGCATTCATCATGGCGTATCTGCGTGGCCGCTATAACGGAGACACGCTATCAAAGACGCTTATTGATGGATTGATGTGCGCGATGTTTGCCTGGTTCGTAAGAGACATTCTCGTGTTCATCGGTCTGAGTACAAACCTTGCCTATATCGGCAGCGTGTTTATTGGCTATCTGGGAACGGCAACAATCGGATCGCTTATCAAAAAATTCACTGCCAAGAAGGTAGGGGTGGATGATGCAAGCAATTAACTCGCAGCGTAAAGCATTCCTCGACATGCTGGCGTGGTCAGAAGGCACTGACAAGAAAGGACAACCTACAAACAACCGTGGGTACGATGTGATTGTCGGTGGATCGTTATTCACTGATTATTCAGATCACCCTCGTAAGCTGGTAACGCTGAATCAGAAACTCAAATCTACAGCAGCCGGTAGATATCAGTTGCTGTCTCGTTGGTGGGATGCCTACCGCAAGCAGCTTGGCCTGAAAGACTTCTCTCCTGCGAGTCAGGATGCTGTCGCATTGCAGCAGATTAAAGAACGCCGAGCACTTGAGCTAATCGACGCCGGTGACATCCGTCAGGCCATCGATCGCTGCAGCAATATCTGGGCCTCACTCCCCGGGTCGGGTTACGGTCAGTTTGAACATAAAGCAGATAACCTAATCGCCAAATTCAAAGAGGCTGGCGGAACGGTAAACGAGCCAAAATCATGAGCCGCGTAACCGCCGCTATATGGGCTGTGATTATCTGCCTGCTGGTATCGCTTGGATGGGCTGTTAATCACTACCGCGATAACGCCACCGAATACAAGAAGCAGCGCGATGAGAAAACTCAGGCGCTGAATCTGGCTAACGCCACTATCACCGATATGACAACCCGGCAGCGAGATGTTGCTGCTCTGGATGCCAAATACACGAAGGACTTAGCTGATGCGAAAAAGCAGCTTGATGATCTGCAGCGTTGCGTTAGCACTGGTAAGTGTGGGTTGCGCGTCAATGCCAAGTGTCCAGCGAACGGATCGTCCGGCACCGGCAGCCTGGGCGATGCTTCCGGCCCCCGACTTACAGACTCCGCTCAACGGGATTATTTCACCCTCAGAGAGCGAATCGTCACAGTGACGAAGCAGGTTGGCTATTTGCAGGAATACATCAACACGCAGTGCCTGAAATGAATCCTCCCGACAAGGATCAGATTGTGTAACCCCGTAGGAGGTGATCACTATCTTGGCGGCTCGGAACAGACGAGAAGTGGCGGCGCAACTATGGGAATACGTGGCAATGCGGCGAACAACCCAACGAACACACAGGATATGACAATGAATTTTGGACAAGCACTTGAGGCCGTTAAGAGCGGCGCAAAGATTTACCGTGAAGGCTGGAATGGCAAGGGTCAATTCGTCATCAAAGCTGGCGGCTACACAGTAAGCGAGTCGCGGCCTGGTTCTGATTATGCGCGCGCTGGTATCGTCGGCGAATTCACTATTCAGCCTCATCTCGACCTGAAGAATGCACAAGGCCATATGCAGCCGGGCTGGGTGCCATCACAAGGCGATCTGTTTGCCGAAGACTGGCTTGCTGAACCCGTAGCGGAATAGCCATTCCAAAGCGTCTTTACTGGGGCGCTTGATAATGGCTTATCCCAACAACCGGAGCCAACAATGGCAGAGATTACCGCATTGACAGAATTACAGCAGATGAACCTCGACATCCTTCGCCTGGTGCAGAGTGATACCGCAGCAGCAGAAAAGGCAATCACCTTCGTTAAGGGTAGCAAGCTGAACTTTGAGCTATTCAAAGACCAACTGGTACTGGCTGCCGGTGAAGGTACCGCGCTGGCTCGTGCTGAGAAGTCGATCCGCGAAGCTAAAGAAGCACTGGACCTGTTCACTACCGGAGCGTAATCATGGCAAACGTTGTTGATTTGGGTAAGGAGAAGAAATTCCCTATTACCCAAGAGCTATACGAGCGTTTGGAAAGCGTCATACATGATTACGATGGTGAAATCAGTTTATGTGAGGCGCTTGGTACGTTAGAGCTACTTAAATCAGTATTGATTAGTGAAGGTGCAGAGCATGCCGCTAAAGAAGGGTAAATCAAAAAAGGTTATCGGTGAAAACATCGCAACCGAAATCAAGTCAGGAAAGAAACCTGACCAGGCTATCGCCATTGCTATGAGCAAGGCTGGCAAGAAGAAAAAGAAAGGAAAATAATTATGGCAGCGCCAAAGGGCAACCGATTCTGGGAGGCCCGCAGTAGTCATGGGCGTAACCCGAAATTCGAATCGCCTGAGGTGCTGTGGGCTGCATGCTGTGAGTATTTCACGTGGGTGGAAGAGCATCCGCTTTGGGAGATGAAGGCGTTTGCGTATCAGGGTGAGGTGACGCAAGAGCCCATCGCCAAGATGCGCGCAATGACCATCACCGGCCTGACGCTATTCCTCGATGTGACGCTTGAAACATGGCGCACATATCGAATGCGAGAAGATTTATCTGAAGTCGTCACGCGAGCAGAGCAAATCATCTACGACCAGAAGTTTTCCGGCGCAGCAGCTGACCTACTGAACGCCAACATCATCGCCCGTGATCTGGGCCTCAAAGAGCAGTCGCAAGTTGAAGACGTGACACCTGATAAGGGAGATCGCGATAAGCGACGCTCTCGAATTCAGGAGTTACTCAAACGTGGAAGCCGAAGCGATTCTTGATGACCTGACAGAAGATGAGCAGATCGAATTGCTCGAACTCCTGGAGGAAGAGGAGCGGTACCGGGAAACGCATCAACTGTACGACTTCACGCCGTACGGAAAACAGCGAGAGTTTATCGACGCTGGCGCTGACTACCCTGAACGCTGCTTCATGGCTGGTAACCAGTTGGGCAAGTCCTACACTGGCGGCGCAGAGGTAGCATTCCATCTCACTGGACGCTATCCCGGCACGAAAGGTTATCCGACTGATGGAGCATATGGCGAATCGTGGGGCGGTAAACGCTTCTATGAGCCCGTCGTATTCTGGGTGGGTGGTGAGACCAACGAAACCGTAACGAAGACGACACAGCGCATTCTGTGCGGTCGCATCGAAGAGAATGATGAGCCTGGCTACGGGTCAATCCCGAAAGAGGACATCATCAGCTGGAAGAAGTCTCCATTCTTCCCGAACCTTGTCGATCACCTCCTGATAAAGCACCACAACGCCGACGGCGCAGAAGATGGCATTTCCATCTGCTACTTCAAGCCGTACTCGCAGGGCCGCGCCCGCTGGCAGGGTGACACAATCCACGGCGTCTGGTTCGATGAAGAACCGCCATACAGTATCTACGGCGAAGGACTGACCCGTACCAACAAATACGGACAGTTCTCAATGCTGACGTTTACCCCGCTGATGGGTATGTCAGACGTCGTTACCAAATTTCTGAAGAACCCGAGTAAGGCGCAGAAGGTTGTCACCATGACAATCTACGACGCCGATCACTACAGCGACGAGCTGAAAGAGCAAATTGTTGCCGGTTACCCTGAGCATGAGCGTGAAGCTCGAGCCCGTGGCATACCGACAATGGGTAGTGGTCGAATCTTCCAGATACCTGAAGAGACCATCAAGTGCCAGCCGTTCGAATGCCCCGATCATTTCTACGTTATCGACGCACAAGACTTTGGCTGGGATCACCCACAGGCTCACATCCAGTTGTGGTGGGATAAAGACGAGGATGTGTTCTACCTGTCCAGGGTATGGAAGAAGTCAGAAAACACCGCCGTTCAAGCGTGGGGTGCCGTTAAGTCATGGGCAAGCAAGATGCCAGTAGCGTGGCCACACGATGGTCATCAGCATGAAAAGGGAGGCGGAGCACAGCTCAAGAAACAATACGCTGATGCTGGATTCTCCATGCTCCCTGAACACGCCACATTTGCTGATGGTGGTAACTCAGTTGAGTCAGGGCTGATAGAGCTCAGAGACCTGATGCTGGAAGGGCGATTCAGAGTATTTAACACCTGTGAACCTTTCTTCGAAGAGTTCCGACTGTACCACCGTGACGAAAACGGGAAGATCGCCAAGACCAATGACGATGTTCTCGATGCTGTTCGTTACGGCTACATGATGCGCCGCTTCGCTAAGTTGATGCGCGACATTAAGAAGCCAAAAGAGAAGAAAGCCCCAGCACCAATCAGGCCCATCGCACGGAGAACTTAAATGGCCGATAACGAAAGACTCAACTCCATCCTGTGCAAGTTCGACATGGACTGGATGTCGAGTGATGAAGCCAGAACCGAGGCGACCAACGACCTGTATTTCAGCCGGGTTAGCCAATGGGATGACTGGCTATCTGAATACACCACCTTGCAGTATCGCGGACAGTTCGATGTTGTCCGTCCTGTCGTGCGTAAGCTCGTCGCTGAGATGCGCAAGAACCCGATTGATGTCATGTACCGCCCGAAGGATGGCGCAGCACCTGATAGTGCCGATGTCCTCATGGGCATGTACCGTACTGATATGCGCCACAACACCGCGAAGATATCGGTAAACGTTGGCGTTCGTGAGCAGATTGAGGCTGGCGTAGGTGCCTGGCGTCTGGTTGCTGAGCACGAAGACCAGGACCCGACCAGCAATAACCAGGTGATCCGTCGCGTTCCGATCCACGAAGCTTGCTCCCATGTAATCTGGGACTGCAACAGTAAGCAGATGGACAAGAGCGATGCCCGGCACTGCACCATCATCAACCCAATGAGCACGGACGGCTGGAAACAGTACGCTGAAGAGCATGGGCTTGATGAAGAGGAAATGCCTAGCTTTCAGTCACCTGATAGCAACTGGCTTTTCCCGTGGATCAGCAAAGATGTTGTCTACGTCGGCGAGTATTACGAGGTAGAAGAGAAGAAAGAAACTGTCTTTATCTACATCGACCCGATGACGGGCGAACCTGTCAGCTACTTCAAGCGTGACATCAAAGATGTGATCGACGAACTGGCCGAGCGCGGCATGCAGAAGGTGGCGGAGAAGAAAGTAACCCGGCGCCGGGTGTACAAATCAATCATCACCTGCACCTCAGTGTTGAAGGATCGCGAGCTTATCGCCGGTGAGCATATCCCGATTGTGCCGGTTTTTGGCGAGTGGTCATTCGCAGGCGACAAAGAGGTGTATGAGGGTGTAGTTCGCCTGACGAAAGACGGGCAACGCCTGCGCAACATGATCATGTCGTTCAACGCTGACATCGTCGCGCGAAACCCGCAGAAGAAGCCGTTCTTCTATCCCGAGCAGATCGCCGGATATGAGCACATGTACAGCGGCACTGATGCCTACCCGTATTACCTGATCAACAGAACTGACGAGAATGGTGGCGACCTGCCACCTACTCCGGTTGCATACATGGAGGAGCCAGCCGTTCCTCAGGCCAACGCCTACATGCTTGAAGCCGCAACTCAGTCGGTTAATCAGGTTGCGACGATGGGTGTTGATGCTGACGCCGCTAACGGTCAGGTGGCATTCGATACCGTCAACCAGCTCAACATGCGTGCCGACCTTGAGACGTACGTCTTTCAGGATAACCTCGCCACTGCTATGCGCCGTGACGGGGAGATTTACGCCTCGATGGTTAACGACATCTACGACGTTCCGCGCAACGTGATGATGACGCTGGAAGACGGCAGCGAGAAGCAGGTTCAACTGCTTACTCAGGTTGTCGATTATCAGTCCGGGCAGGTGGTGACGCTCAACGATATTCGCGGCCGGTACGAGTGCTATACCGACGTTGGCCCGTCATTCCAGAGCATGAAAGACCAGAACCGCGCAGAGATTCAGGAGCTGCTCGCCAAGGTTCCGCCAAGCACGCCGGAATGGCAGATGCTGCTGCTCCAGTACTTCACCCTGCTTGACGGTAAAGGTGTCGAGATGATGCGCGAGTACGCGAACAAGCAACTCGTCACGATGGGCCTTAAGAAACCTGAAACACCTGAAGAAATGCAGATGGTTCAGGAGGCGCAACAGCAACCGCAGCAGCCATCACCAGAGCAGCTACAGGCTCAAGGTGTCCTGCTTACCGGTCAGGCCGATCTACTCAACGCGCAGGTTAAGCAACAGCAACTGCAGGTTGACGCAGCCAAGGTTGAAAGTGTCAACCAGCTCAACCAGGCGAAGATTGCTGAAATCTTCAACAACATGGATCTCGATAAGCAAGCCGCATTCCGCGACTTCCTCGACCTCATGCAGCGCGCTCAGAACGAAAGCGCTGCTGATGCGCGAGCAAACGCAGATCTTCTACTCAAAGGCGCTGGACAGCGGCATAAGCAGCAGCTGGACGTAGCCAACCTCCTGCAATCGCAGAGACAAACACCCCCCTCCGGCGGCGTAGCCGAGATTCCTCAATAAGAGAGAGCTAAACATGAAAGATACCAACGTAATTCAGGCAACTGAAGACTCAACTCTGTCCGGCACTCAGGCGGCGGCACCCGCTGATGGCTTAGTTATCGATAATGCCAACGATAACGCAGAACTGGATACAGGCTTCGATGTTGTCCTGAGTGACGATGAGGGTAAGCAGAAACAAGACCCGGAAACCAACGCGAAATTTGCAGCTAAGCGCCTGGAGCGCAAGCGTCAACGCGACCTTGAGCAACAGGCGGAAGCTGTTAAGCGTGGCGAGTTGCCGGAGAACTTACGGGTTACCCCAGATCTCCCTCCACAGCCAAACGTTAACGACTTCTTTGGTGATGATGCCTTATACAGCAAGTACAACGGTGACACTGCCATGGCGTCGGCTGCATTCCAGCAGGCCAATAACGAATGGAGTACCAAAGCTCAGGACGCGCGCAGCAATGCGGTAGCCGAGCAGGGGCGCAAGACTCAGGAGTACACCCAGCAATCAACGCAACACGTCGAGGCAGCCCGTAAACACTACGACGCTGCGGAAAAACTCAATCTTCCTGACTACCAGGCGAAAGAAGATGCGTTTTCTCAGATGGTTCCGCCACAGGTAACCGTCGATATCATGCGCCTCTTCCCTGAGAAATCCGCAGCGCTCGTATATCACCTGGGTGCAAACCCGGAGACCACCCGTCGAATCTTGTCGATGGATGGGCAGTCAGCGCTGATTGAACTCACTCGACTCTCTGAACGTTTAACTCTCAAGCCGCGCGGTAAGCAAGTATCCGAAGCCCCAGCCCCTGACGAACCGGTGCAGGGCCAGGCCGTCGCCGCCAACGTTGCAGCGCTCCAGAAGAAGATGGAAGCCGCAGCTAACAAAGGCGACGTAGTGCTTTACCGCCAGCTGAAATCTCAGCTTAAAGGAATCAAATAATGAGCTTAAAAGAAGGCCAACTGGTCACGTATGCAATCGATGAGATCATCGAGACTGTTCAAAACCTGACGCCAATGGCGTCAAAAACCACCAAGTACACCCCGGAAGCTGACTCAATGCAGCGTTCCGGTAACACCGTTTGGATGCCACTCGAGCAGGAAGCGCCAACTCAGGAAGGTTGGGATCTGACCAACAAGTCAACCAACGTTCTGGAGTTGTCAGTTAAATGCAACATGGGCCTGCCGGATAACGACTTCTTCCAGCTGCGCGCTGACGATCTGCGTGATGAGCGCTCGTACCGCCGTCGCATCCAGGCATCAGCCAAGAAGTTGGCGAACAACATCGAAACGGCTATCGCCAAGCAGGCCACGGAAATGGGATCACTGGTCGTGCATGACTCGCGCTCTATTGGTCCGGCTACCGGCCTGAGCGGTTGGGATTTCCTGTCCTCCGCTGAAGAACTGATGTTTGCGCGCGAACTTAACCGCGACATGGGCATCAGCTACTTCCTGAACCCATCTGACTATCGCAAGTCCGGTCGTGATCTGACTGCTGGCGATATCTTCGGGCGCGTACCGGAAGAGGCATATCGCAACGGAACGATCCAGAAGCAAGTTGCTGGCTTTGATGACGTCCTGCGTTCGCCAAAACTGCCAACTGTCGTTGGTTCCACCGTCACCGGCATCACCGTCACCGGCGCGCAGAAGTTTAAGCCACAGGCTTACATTACTGACACCGACGGCAACAACGAGAACGTTGATAACCGTGTCGCAACGGTAGTTGTATCAGCATCTGCGGGCCTGAAGCGTGGCGACAAGATCAGCTTTGCTGGCGTGAAATACCTGTCGCAGATGGCGAAGAACGTCCTCACCGACGACGCCACCTTCTCTATCACCCGTGTTATCGATGGTACTCACATCGAGATCACTCCGAAACCGGTAGCTCTCGACGACGCCGCGCTGACTGCGGAAGAGAAGGCCTACGCCAACGTGAACACTTCGCTGGCTGCAGCTGCACCGATCACGTTGCTGAACACCACCACGACCACCGCCAACATCGGCTGGGCTGATGACTCTATTCGACTGCTGTCACAGCCGATCCCGCTTAACCATGAGCTGTTCTCTGGCATGAAAACCCAGTCTTTCAGCATTCCTGGTGTTGGCATTAACGGCATCTTTGCTACCCAGGGTGATATCAACACCCTGACTGGTAAGTGCCGTATCGCGGTCTGGTATTCAGCTTGCGCTGTTCGCCCGGAAGCAATCGTCGTCGGCCTTCCTGGTCAGGCGTAATAACTCAACCACCTAGGGGCTTCGGCCCCTTTTATCCTTGGTGAATTATGTTCCTGAAAATAAGCCAGAAGGGTTCGATCACTGCTGAGTATTGGCCGATTAAGTCTGTTGTTTCAATCACTACCATTGATGATGGTGAATTTGAGACGAGTGACATTGTGGCTAAGGTTCGGTTCAGCAATGACACCGTAACCATTTACAAGCACCAAAATGCATGGTTGACCAATGACCATGGTGAAATCCTTGAGTCAATCAATCGCGACTATATCTGGAGCAAAGCATGACACAGATGGTATTTCGCCATGGCGAGATGAAGAAGTGGAAGGGTGTGGGCTACGACTTCGAGATCATCGAAGAAGAAGATCTGCAGGAATATCTCGATGCTGGCTGGTTTGCGCATCCTGATGATCTGGTGAACTCTCTTGCAGAGCCAGAGCCAGAGCCAGAGCCAGAGCCAGAGCCAGAGCCAGAAGTTAAGCCAAAGAACAAGCCGGGGCCAAAACCTAAGGCGGATAAAGATGCTGATAGCAACTAAAGGTGACCTGGTTAGAGCGGCGCTGCGCAAGTTAGCAATTGCATCAAACGCCACCCTAACCGACGTTGAACCGCAGTCCATGCAGGATGCGGTCGATGACCTTGAGTCGATGATGGCTGAGTGGTACCAGGATGGAAAGGGCATTATCACCGGCTATGTATTCGCGGATCCGGATAATCCTCCAGCCGAAGGCGATGACCACGGATTACGTTCGAGCGCAGTGAGTGCCGTATACCACAATCTGGCCTGCCGTATTGCTCCAGACTACGCTCTGGAAGCGACAGCAAAAATTATCACCACCGCCAGATACGGCAAAGAGTTGCTGTACAAGCAGACCGCTATATCACGCGCCAAACGCGCACCTTATCCAAACCGGATGCCTATTGGCAGCGGAAATCAATTAGCCACCCTGAATGGCTGGCATTTCTTCCCGGGAGAGAAACAAGATGCCGATCCAGCAACTTCCTCTGATGAAGGGAACGGGTAAAGACTTCCGCAACGCCGACTACATCGACTTCCTTCCTGTTAACCTTTTAGCAACGCCCAAAGAAGTACTCAACGCATCGGGATATTTGCGCTCATTCCCCGGCGTAACGAAGCTATCAGATGTTGCTGGTACATCACGCGGGGCAGAGTACAACACCTCTCAGAATGCCGTATATCGCGTTATGGGCGGTAAGCTATACCGGTCAGACGCAACGGTTGGTGATGTTGGCGGTTCTGCACGCGTATCTCTGGCCCACGGTCGCACGTCTCAGGCTGTTTGTGTGAACGGGAATATCGTCGAGTACCGGTATGATGGAACGGTTAAGACGATTGCCAACTGGCCCGTTGATAGCGGATTCACTCAGTACGAACTCGGATCCGCGCGTGACGTAACCCGGCTGCGTGGTCGCTATGCCTGGGCGAAGAATGGGACGGATTCATGGTTTATCTCTGACCTGCAGGACGAGTCGCACCCTGACCGTAACGCGGCGGAGTACCGGGCGGAGTCGCAACCAGACGGCATTATCGGCATCGGTACCTGGCGCGACTTCGTTGTGTGCTTCGGTGCTACCACGACCGAGTTTTTCTCGCTGACCGGAGCCAGCACGGCAGGCGCGGCGCTGTACGTCGCTAACCCGGCTTATATGGTGCCGAAAGGTATCGCCGGTACATTCTGCAAATGCGTATTCATGGATGCTTATGCCATCGTCAGCAATCCAGCTACCGGTGCTCCGTCGGTATATATCATCGACTCGGGCCGGGCTACTCCGATCGCCACCGCCAGCATTGAGAAGATAATCCGCAGCTACACATCATCCGAGCTATCCACAGTGGTGATGGAGTCATTGCGCTTCGACTCTCACGAGTTGCTGATGATCCACCTTCCGCGCCATGTGCTGGTATACGACGGCACAGCATCACAGAATGGCCCGCAGTGGTGCATCCTGAAAACAGGACTGTATGACGATGTGTACCGGGCTATCGACTTCATGTACGAAGGCAACTCGATAACCTGCGGCGACAAGCTGGAATCCTTGAAGGGGGCGCTCAAGTTCGACATCTCCAGCCAGTACGAAAAACAACAGGAATTTTTGTTGTTCACGCCGCTATTCAAGGCAGATAACGCAAGGGTGTTCGATTTCGAGCTGGAGTCATCTACCGGCGTTGCTCAATACGCTGACCGGTTATTCCTGTCTTCCACTGCCGACGGCATCAACTTTGGCCGGGAGCAGATGATCGAGCAAAACGCACCATTCGTTTACGACAAGCGCGTCATCTGGAAGCGTGTCGGGCGTATCCGCAAGAACGTAGGCTTCAAAATCAGGGTTATCACCAAGTCACCTGTCACATTATCAGGCGCACAGATAAGGATTGAGTGATGGCTGATGAGTCGCTAAACCAACCGGTAATTCTGCGCGCGATAAATATCAATGCGTCATCAATCCCTATCGGATGGAGTCCGGCGTACAAGCAATACATCCTGTCACAGGCCGTAGACTTCACCAACGTCGCGGGTAAAGCCAACGAAGCCGGGCAAGGTGCATACGATGCGCAGGTTAAGAACGATGAGCAGGACGTTACCCTTGCTGACCACGAGGGGAGGATCACCGCCAACAGCCATGCTATTCAGTTACTCGATGTACGGCTGACGACAGCAGAAGGCAAGATTGATGTCCTGCGTAACGATGTTGACTTCCTGATTGATGAAGTCGCTGACATTGAGACGGCGCTGGCAGACCATGAGACGCGCATCACTGCCAATGAAGCGGAGCTGGCGGACCATGAAACACGGATTGATGCGCTCGAATACGCTGTAACGCGCAAGAAGTCAGAGGTGGTCTACACCGGAATATCTCAGGTTATCCCGACTACCGCCACCAACCTGGTGACGATGCTCAAGGCATTAACTCCGACATCCGGCACGCTGGCCCCGTTCTTCGACACCGTTAACAACAAGATGGTTGTCTTTAACGAGAACAAATCGCTCAACTTCAAACTGGCTATCATCGGAAGCTATCCGGGCGGCACCACCAACCGATCCATGCAACTTACCTTCTCCGGTTCAGTCCCGGACACGCTGGTTGCCAGCCGCAATGCCGCGACAGCGACGGATAACATTCTGCTGGCCACGTTCTTCTCGGTCGACCAGGGCGGCTTCCTCGCCACCAACGGCAGTACGTTAACCATTCAGGCCAACGGCGCAGCCTTCACTGCCACAACCATCAAGATAATAGCGGAACAGTAACCATGCTAACGAATATCGATGCTCTCACCGGGCAGGGATTGATGCGCCTGTGGGGTGTGGAGTCGTGGGTTGATCCGGGTGCCGATTACTTCTTCTGGAATGGCTGCTGTGTATTCGCTCTGGTTCCGCAGCATGGGTATTTCGATATCCATATTGCGATGGATAAGCGCCGCTGGCGTGAGTGCCGTGATGCTGGCGCGGACATCCTGAAAATGTTCGGCATGCACCGGCTTCGCGCCGTCATCCTTACTGACCGTCCGAAGGTGTGCAACTACGCCAGTCGAATGGGTTTCGGTGAACGAACGACAGAAACATTAACAACTACCGATGGGCGCGAAAGCGCCTTTTTTATTATGTGGCGCGAGCCGGGAGAATATCATGGGCGGTGCAATTAGTGGTATCGGCGGTGCTGTATCGGGTGTGATTGGCGGTATTGGTGCCCATAAAGCAGCCAAGCAGCAGCAGAAGTATCAGGATCGGGCCATGGAGCAGTCTCGGCAGGGTTATGAGGATGCTGTCGAATGGCTGACTCCTTACGAGAGTGCGGGTCGCACCGGGCTGGCAGGGTTGCAAGCGATCGCCGGGAAGCCGATAGACAGAAACAAACTGCTGTCTGATTATTTTAAGTCTCGAGAGTACCAGATGCTGAATGACCAGGCTCGCTATAGCGGGCTGAATGCAGCAGAAGCAACTGGCGGACTCGGCTCCACGGCAACTGGCAATATGCTGGCATCTATCGCGCCAACTCTCGGTCAAAACTATCTCGCTGATATGACCAACCAGCAGCAGAACATGTATTCCCAGTTGATGGGCCTGTCAGGGTTCGGCGCTGAGGCAGCTAACGCGCTAGGAAACTATGCCATTGGTCAGGGTAACAACATGGCTGGAATGTATCAGCAGAAAGGCCAGATCATGGCTGGCAAGGCGGCTCTTCCATGGCAGGTTGCTGCCAGCGCTAACAGCAGCATTAATAACGGCGCGGCGCAGGACGTTAACCAGTTCACCGGTATGTTCGGCGGCATGATGGGTGGGGGAATGTTCTGATGGCTCAGTTTGGTGGATTGCAGGGGCTTGGTGCCCCTATCAACTATTACGACACTATGATCCCCGACTTCCGGAGAGAGGCTCTTCAGGAAACACAGAATCGAGTCGGTCAGCAGCAGGTAATATCTTCTCAAATGCAGAACCAGCAGGCACAGAAAGATAATCAGCGCCGCCAGGATTTCTATACCGCAATTGAGAGCGCGACACCAGAACAGTTACCGGCGCTGCGCCGGCAGTTCCCGGAGTTTGCACAGAATATCCAGCAGGAAATCGGCATTCAGAGCGCTGAACACGCCTCATTTGTTCATGGTGCATTGAATGACCTGTCAGTGGCGGCCGCAAGTGGCAACCCTCAGGTAGTGCAGTCAGCTATCCAGAAAAATGGCCCGGCGCTATCAAGTCTAGGTGTATCTCAGGAACAGGCCGCGCAACTGTATCGGCAGGATCCGCAGCAGTTTAATAGCCTGCTTAATGCCACTCGCCTCGCAACATTGCCGATGGATAAGCAGTTCGAGACGCAGCAGAACCAGCAGAAGATTGACGAGACAGCGCGCAGTAACCGTGCTGGCGAGGGTCTTCAGGCCAGGGGGCAGGATATTACTATCAGAGGACAGAATATTAGCGCCAAAAATGCAGCGCTCTCTCGAGATATTCAGCGAGCGGAGCTTCAAGACAAAATTCTTGATCGTCAAATCGCGAGGGAAACAAATTCACTCAAACTTGACGAGCTTCGACAGAAGCAGGCTGATGTGCAGAAAAAGGCAGAGATCGCTCGTGCAGACCGTCAGGCTACTGCTCAAGGAGCTGTTGATACGTTCAGTACCGCGCTTGACTCTCTTGGTGAAATTGAGAAAAGCCCAGGCTTGCCAAAGGCGGTAGGGGTCAGATCTGCATTCCCAACAGTACCAGGTTCTGATGCTGCAAACTTCGAGGCCCGTCTTGATACCTTCAAGGCGCAGACGTTCTTACCTATGGTAGCAAGCCTAAAAGGCATGGGTGCATTGTCTGATGCAGAAGGTAAAAAATTATCTGATGCTGTTGGCGCTCTGAGCCCCAAGATGAGCGAAGACGCGTTTAGATCGTCAATAGGTAAAATTCGCACTCAGTTAGAAAGCAAGTTGGGGACTGTGAAGAAGCAGTTTGATTACCAGGATCCGGAAGCACCGGCAGCGCAACAACCACAACAGCAAAATGGCTACCAGTCTCTATGGGGTGATTAATGGCTAAGGCATGGAAAGACGTTATTTCCTCTCAACAGTACCAGGCATTATCACCAGAGCAGAAAGCACAGGCGCAGGAGCAATACTTCAATGAAGTAGTGTCCCCGCAAGCCGGAAGCGATGCAGAACAGGCTAAACAGGCTTTCTATGCTGCTTATCCACCTCCAACGACTCAAGAACCAGCACAACAACCACAGGCATCAGATCCGCAGCAACCAGAGCCATCATTAATGCAGCGCGCCGGTGATTTCCTTACCGGCGGACAGAGCGCTGGGCAGATCGCCGAGCAGGCCGGGCGTGGGCTGGTTAACATTCCATTCGATGTGCTGCAAGGTGGAGCAGGAATGATTAACGCCATCAGCCAGGGCTTGGGCGGTCCACGCATACTTGATGATGTGTATCGCCCGGTGGACCGGCCAACAGATCCGTATGCTCAGGCTGGCGAGACTGTCGGAGGTTACCTGATTCCTGGTGTCGGTGTCGCCGGGAATATGGCGCTTGGCTCTGTTGCTGAGGCGGCAAACCAGAAGGGAGACTTTGCGCAGAACGTGGCGCAGAACGCAGCTGTTAACCTCGGGGCGCAGGGATTGCTGTCTGGCGCCGCTAAACTGGTTGGTCGAGGCGTTACGGCGCTGCGAGGAGATATTGCGCCGGAAGCGAAGCAGGTAATTGATGCTGCTGAAGGAATGGGCGTTACACCAATGACGTCGGATATGATTCCACCTGGTAATGCTTTTACCCGTGGGCTGGCTCAGGGTGGGGAGGGGGCCATTCTCGGCACTGGAGGCAAGAGGGCGGAGCAATATGCAGGGCGTAGCAAACTGGTCAGCAATTACCTTGACCGCTTTGGTGAGTATAACCCTGATGATGTTGTTCAGTCTCTCACAGGGACACTGAAAGGAAGGAAGGATGCCGCAGGCGCCGTTATTAACGACGTCACAAATAAGATGGGTAATGCTGCGGTTGATACCACTAACACCATGAATGCACTGGATACGGCCATTGCACGGCAGGAGCGTCTAGGATCCTCTGCAAATCAGAACCTTCTTTCTTCGCTTAAAAGTCTGCGCGATGAACTGGCAAACCCGGCAACAGATCTCGATGTAACATTCGACCTGCTTCGCCAGCACCGGACCGCCTTCCGCTCTAACGTTCAGGGTGACTCGATGGTATTCCCTGATCAGGCCAAGGCAGCAACCAACATGGTTGAGAATGCCATGACGCGAGATCTGCGTAATTCAGTTGGCAAGACGCTTGGGCCTTCAGATGCCTCTGCATATCTCAAAGCAAACTCTGACTATGCAAACGTCTACAACAAGGTTCTGAACAAGAATATCGCCAGTAAGCTCAACAAGGCCAGCAGTGAAGCGACTCCTGAGCTAATCAATAGCGTCGTGTACAGCCGGAAGCCATCCGATGTTAAGCGTATCTGGAGCGCGCTGGATGACAAAGGGAAAGACGCTATGCGAGCTGCGTATATCAGCAGAATCTCTGAACGCGCCGGTGATTCTCCAGCCAAGTTCCTTACTGAAGTTAATAAGCTAAAGTCGCAATCTGGCGGTGAGATTTACAACACAATTTTCAGCGGGCGCCACATGAAAGAGTTAGATGCGCTTCATGACGTTCTCAAGCAGACATCAAGATCTGATTATGCAAATGTCGTGACGCAGACCGGGCAGACACTGGCAAATCCTCTGAGGATCGGGGCTGGTGTTTCTACGCTCGGAACGTCGCTTGCTGGAGAAGCCGGATATGGTCTGGCAACCCGGCTTTATGAAAGCAAGCCGGTAAGAAACATGCTTCTCCGCCTAGCGAACACCAAGCCGGGAACCCCCGCTTATGAGCGAGCGCTTAACCAGGCAGCAACCGCAGTAAGACCTCTACTGGCTACCGAAGCCACTCAGCAATAACAACAAAATAACCCACCTTAACGCATCGCTGCGCAAGTTTTATCTTGTGCGGCTTTGCTGCGCCTGGAGCAAAGTTAAATGTCGGACATTACAGCCAATATCGTTGTGTCAGCACCATCTCAGTTATTCACAATGCCTCGTTCATTCAAGGCAATAGCTAACGGTAAAATCTACATCGGCCAGATTGATACCGATCCGGTTAACCCTGCAAACCAAATACCTGTTTATCTTGAAAACGAAGATGGTAGCCATGTTCAGGTCGCTCAGCCAATCGTAATCAACGCTGGCGGGTATCCGGTATATAACGGACAGATTGCTAAGTTCGTTACTGTACAAGGGCATTCTATGGCTGTGTACGATGCATATGGATCACAGCAGTTCTATTTCCCTAATGTGCTGAAGTACGATCCAGATCAGTTATCAGTCATGTTAAATCTATCTTGGCTTCGAGGAATGAATGGATTTTTAGGTGGTGAGGTTTATCCTAATAAAATTGGAATTGATGCAAAAATAGGAGACTTAATTCCAGAAGGTGTAAGATTCGTTAGGCTTGATGGCGCCCTTATGATGATGAGCACTCCATTATCAGCTCCATTGACTATTAATAGTTACGACTTAACTGCAATAAACGGAACAGTAGAGCTGTACCCAGTCTCTTTCTTTAACGAAGTTAATTCAGGATGGAAGATCGCGCAGAATGATGCTCAGTTACAACGTCTGCTTGGTGTGGGTGGTAATATAATACTCTCCGGACAAAACTACACGCTGTCAGGCGATTTCACGGTAAATAGTGATTTAACTATTAAATCAAAATGGAAAAATACTAAATTCACAGTTAACCAGTTTTGGTTGAGAACGCCATTAACAGCGTCAATCAGACAACCATATGACATAACTATTGATGGTTCGATAGATTGGGATTTTTCACAGCAATCAGATAACAATGCACCAAATCCATCATTTGCAATCATAACTGGTGGCAAATGTTTCTTAAGGGATATATCTATGCATGGGTCTTGGTATAGTAACGCAGAATGTAATAGCGGAACAGAATTCTATGCATACAATGTCTATAGCTACGACGCTGGGTTAGGAAAGCAATCTGGAGGTTCAGGGGATGCCGAAACACGGCTAGGTACTGGTCTCACTGTTAAAAACTTTGTAAAGGTTTTTATAGATGGGTTCAGGGGAATAAATACATACCAATCTACACTCTTTGTCTACGCTGACATTGAAAACAGAACAAGCACCATTGATATTTCAAGGACGGAAATTAACACCTCCGGAGGTAACGGGATCAGGGTGATGGGATCGGATACAAATCACGTTGGCGCAACTAGGGTAGTTATAAGCAACTTCATCATCAAAAACTGTGAATCTCATGGAATTAGGTGCAACTTTAGACTCGGTGTTATTAACACCGGTTATATTGAGTCTAGCAATGCATCTTTTGCTATAGAATACGCAAGTGATTTGCTGATCTCTGATGTAGTATCTAGCAGGTGTGCCACCGGGATACTATGTAGGTATTATCCATTGGATGGCACAGATAAATTAACATTTTCCAATATCAAGATAAGTAACCCATCGGTACAGGCAATATATTTCGCAAGAAACTCAGGTAACACTACGAACGCGTTGGGTAAAATAAGGTTCTCTGATATTGAAATAGACATCACAGACACAAACGCGAGAGCTATCGATTTTAGCGGAAAACCGACAGGTGCATCAGGAAACTGTGATGTAACATTCAGTGATATCTCAATTACAGGAGCATGGGCTGACACAAACAGGGCTTTTGTAGAGGTTACTAATTGCAGGCATATTAAATTCGCAGGTGTTACATTCCTGTCAACTCAGGGGACACCTAGTTCATATATCAAAACAGGAGCCTTAACAAGCGTCATAATGAAGGAAGTAACAGCTCTTTCACACTTCGGCTCCTCAACTGTTGTAAGGCCGTTTGAAATCTTGACAGGAACCGAAACCGTTAATATTACTGGATGCGTTATCCCTGTGACCAGTAATGGGAATATTGCATATTCCAGTACTCCTACTTATAGATATGAGACATGCAACCAATTCTTGAATAGTAGCAACAATAAAACATGGGTATTGACCAACTACAATACACAAACCAGGAGTGTAGACGCGGCAAGCAATCCTGCATTAGCAACTCTTATTGCAGATATTGCAAGCAATAACGCTATAACAAGATAAAAGTGTTGGGGGAGTTAAAATCCCCCATTTTATCTAATCACATATTTTTTTAGCACCATTTATCCAGGCGATGTTTTTTCCTGAATGATGGTATATTGAATATTTTTCATTAGAAACAACTGGCGGTATTTTATATGAGCAAACCGCATTAATGATTTTCTTTTGCTCAACTCTATTAAACTGGAATCTGTAGTTAATACCGTACTGACCTATCATGTAGGATAATACCCAGTCCGATGATGGATTGTAAATCATGTCCACAATCGGGAATGCCCCTACAGGACGCTTAGCGTTTAATGCCAGCACCTTGTTTCCTCCCAAATACGTAATAGAATTGTTTAATTCATTTATCTTCGTTACGTCGCTTGCGATCATTGAAGTTATGAATTTTTCATACTCAATCTGAGACCTAATGGCATTCATTGTTACGCTAATACTGATAAACGAAAGTATCGCAAACGCTGTAGAAATGGTAACTGGTATTGCGATTCCTGCTCGCCCTTTAAATGTAACAGTAGGGTAAATCAGAAGAGAAACAAAAAGCCCGAAACACACCAATGTCCTTGGAAAGAATATTGATTCATTGATAATGATTATTACTCCGCCAATTAGTAGATAAGCCGCAGGCAAGGAAATTATAGCAATGACAAAGGCTGTAAATCGACGGGTATATTTAAGCGTCACATTAGCCATAAGCAAGACGTAAACAACGACCATTGCCAATATTGAAGATAGTCCTTCCCATGGTGAAAATGAAGCGACTTTTCTGGTCAGTACTTCTACATTATGAACAATTCTTGGGAAGAAGTTGCTATCGAAGGGGATCAATGACGACCTTGTCGGGTCGCTAGAGTAGGCAGGAACAACTATTGTCATGTAAAGGATGTATGATAAGACAAAGATTGCACCATAAATGAGTATCTCCTTAGTGGGATTCTCAATATTGCCGTCAATCAGTCTCTTCACTAACAATATAACAACCGCTGAGGCAAAAATACCCCCACAAGGTTGATACAGAGATAGCGAACACATAATGAGAAGGATTGATGTAATTGCGCATGCTATGGTTTTCTTTGATGCAGTGTAAACAGCCAACGCTGCACATAGAATACCAATTGACATTGTAATTGAGTCAAACCTGTATAGCAGGTTTTGAATGTAGAACGGGTTGAATATTAGCGCTGAAAGAACAAAGTAATCTACTTTGCTAGGCGCTGTGCTTACTGACTTCGCTAAGTAAACTACGGAAAGCGATAGAGCCGCAACACTTATTATCTGCGTAAATGGTGCAGTGTCTATATTCCGGTATGAATTGAAAGATAAAATCTTGAAAAAATAATCTGCCAGCGGCCTACCCAAACCACTTAGCCCAAAGATTCCGTCAGCAGCCCTCATATAATCATCTGAATAATATGAGTTTACAGTGATTATCGGCAGTACATAAATGAATGAAACTGCCAATAACACATAAAAAGCAATCCGCTCATTTTTATGAAGCATTTTTATTACTCTTTTTAAGAATATACTTTGGCCGATTTTTAACTTCTACGTAGATCCTACCGATGTACTCTCCAAGCACCCCAATTCCAATCAGTTGTATACCTCCTAGGAAAAGGATAGACACAAGCAATGATGGATATCCGCGAACGGCATTACCGAATGCTAGTGTGCCAATAATCATCCACGCACCGTAGAGGAAAGCCGCACCGGCCACGAACAAGCCGATGTAAGTCCACATGCGCAACGGGAATGTAGAGAAGCTTGTAATGCCCTCAAGGGCAAGGTTCCATAGTTTCCAGCCGTTGAATTTCGTGCTGCCGGCAACGCGCTCTGCTCGGGCATACTCGACTACATCAGTGCGTCCACCTACCCATGACAAGACACCTTTCATGAAAAGGTTACGTTCAGGTAACAGCTTAATATTTTCTACAACCTCACGAGACATGAGTCGGAAGTCGCCAACGTTCTCTTCGATTTGCGGATTGCTGATTTTATTGTGTAGTTTATAAAACCACTCAGCAGATTTCCGTTTCAGTCGGCTATCAGTAGATCGGTCAGATCGCTTAGCAAGCACCATGTCCGCACCGGAATTCCATTTCTCAATAAGGTGAGGGATGACATCGATAGGATCCTGAAGGTCAACATCAATCGGGATAATCGCTTCACCGGTTGCATGGTCAAGACCGGCGAACAGAGCGGGTTCTTTACCGAAGTTTCGAGTGAATGAAAGAGGAACAACAAGCGGATCGGCAACAGCAAGCGCGTTTATTATTGATTCTGTCGCATCTTTACTTCCATCGTTAATGAAGACGATTTCTACCTCGTGATGCTGAAGGTCTTCAAATTCCCGCACGGTCTTATAGAAGATGGGAATTGCTTCCTCTTCATTAAATACCGGAACGACCAAAGAAATTTTCATTTCGCATCCCTAAAGACAATGAACTTTGAATAAATGAAGCCGCACACCAGGCTGATGGCGGAGAAAATGATTAACGTGACGATCGGAGCCATTCCTGATTTATCGGCAGACCAGCCAACAATTGCGCTCAGTGTTCCCATGAACCCGACGTAGAGCATGTAGCGCATAGTTGTGGTTGATGCCTTGAAGGTGAATTTTGCATTAGCAAAGAAACTGAACGACACAGATATAACGAATCCTGCAGAGTTACCGAGAGCCTGTCCCGTATGAAATGCGTATATGCAAATGGCGAACACTACCCAATGGATGAGCGTGTTGATAACACCTATTGATGTGTACCTGGCGAATAGCTTTAACATTATAAAAATCAGTGAATTCTTAGAGGCCGAAAGTTTAGCATCTGAATGGGGAACGATCGACCTGTGATGTTGGTGGGTGAGGCAAAAACGTGACACACAAAGCTTTGCATCGGTTTGCAAGGCTTTGTGCTTCTTTCCTATGATACCTTCTCATCAACCCAGTCCGCCCACCATTGCATCATTTCCCGGCGCTTATCCATGTACTGAGCGTGATTGTATATCCCGCGGATAGAGCCGCTGTTAGCGTGCGCAAGCTGCTTCTCAATGGCGTCGGCTGGCCACTCATGCTCATTCATTATTGTGCTGAACTGGTGTCGGAAACCGTGGCCACTTGCCAGGCCTTCATATCCAATTTGCCGAATAACCAGCAGAACGGCGTTCTCACTGATCGGCTTTGTTTTATCATTTCGCCCGGCGAACACGAAGCTTGATATCGGCTGCGTTACCGGTCTCAGCATCTCAAGAAGAGAGACAACCTGATCTGACATATAGCGCGCGAAATCATTTGATACTGATTTGAAATTCATTTGATACCGCGCGTTGGCGCAAAAATAAAATCATTTGATACTGATTTTAAGCCGGTTTAAAGCCGCCTTAAACCGGCGGCCCATGAGCAGATGATCACATAACCGAAGTTGAACAGCTGTTCCCCGGAAATTTTTTATACAACGTTGACAGCCCTACACCGAATTCTTTGGATACCTCCCTGTGAGTCCTGCCTGACTTCAGCGCAGTCCCAAATTTATCCCAATGCTCGTCAGTGAATGTCGGCCTACGGCCACCATAGTGGCCCTTGGAGCGTGCGACAGCCAGACCTGCCAGGGTTCTCTCACTATTGAGATCGGACTCATATTGCGCCGCCGACAGAATATTGCGGAAGTTGTAGCGCCCCGATGCTGACTTGAGGTCCACGCCATCAGTGATAGAGCGGATGTTTACGTTACGTGAATGCAACTCCTGAAACGTGACCAATGCATGAAGAACGTCACGACCAATGCGGTCAAGCTTCCAGAGTACCAGCTCATCACCCGGTTGCAGCATCGCTACTACATGGCGCAGGATGCGACGTTTGGTGTTACGGCCGCTGGCCTTCTCTTCGAAAATTTGTTCACAGCCGGCTGCCTGAAGTGCGAGCATCTGCATCTCGGTATCCTGGTGGTTTGAGCTTACGCGTGCATATCCAATAATCATCGGTCTTACCTCTGTCGTTGAGATAAAACCAGGTTAACAAATTCGACTTTTTCTCAAATAACCCCGGCGACGCAGAAAAATAAAACCGTTTAAACGTGTAAAAAAGCCCTGCTGAACAGGGCTTAAATCGGCGTTCTACCAAAGGTTCATCTATAAATTAATTCAAAACCTCTGGCGGTGCGGTAGGTAAAGGTTGGTTGCCATCAGCATTTTTGATGTACGCGCGAAGATCTTTCCGATAATTGGTCCAGGCAGCCAGTTCAGCTTTTACCGTCACTTCTGTCGTACCGTCAAAATCATCATCCTGAATCTGCTCATTCAACGCTGTGATTTTATTTGATGCATTCTCATATGCAGCTTGCGCGGTAAGTAGGTTTTTAGCCGCAAGCTCGTCAGGGGTTAATTCAGGTTCTGGCGGCGCGGTAAATTGCCCGTTTGCATAGCCCCAACCTATCCCAACCCCGTCAGGTACGCGAATGGCTTCCCCCTTGTCTGGTGCCCAGTCAGGTTCACCTTCCCACATAATAACGTTAATTACGGACTCATTTTTTACGATTGCGTAAACATTGTTCATTATGCAAACTCCTCGATAATACAAATCCCATTGGCACCTTTCCCGCCTGTCATACTGGTTCCGCTATAACCTGCATCGTATGCGCCACCGCCACCTGAACCATATGCCTTACCACTAAGACCACCGCCAGCGCCTGCGCGTCCACCGCCGCCCCAGTACGATGCACCGCCTTCACCGCTGACGCCGATATTTCCGGACTGACCGTCGCTTCCACATCCACCAATGATTTTGATATTGCCAGTACTTGGCACGCCTCCGTTACCACCGTTTGTGTTTGTGACTCCTGACTTTCCGCCGCCTTCACCGCCTGGGGCTATTACCGATCCGAACGAGCTATCACCGCCATTGAGGCCGGATTTCGAACCAACACCGCCAGCCCCACCTGCGCCGATAGTGACAGGAATAATATTATTCACCAGGACCGGCGTGATAATTACTGTTCCCCCGGCCCCACCGCCAGCACCGAAAAACGTCTCGTTATTGGAACTAGCCTGGCAGCCGCCCCCTCCGCCACCGCTGCCCGTTATTGTGACCCTGAGCCATTTTGTTCCTGGCGTCGCGATGTATGACGTGGAAGCCGTAATAATCTTAACGCCAATCAGCCGTCCGACCGCATCGCTTGCCAGGCCTCCTACCAAACCAAGATTTGAGAGAAACGCCGCTTTGTCGGGAATATCAGAGCCGTTTGATGAAGCATCCAGGAAGAGCTTTTTCATCGCAGTGACAAGCTGCGTATGATTTGCTTTATCAGGGTTAATCTGGGCTTCTTTAAGTACGTTGAGCAGCTCCAGCTGGAAGATGTTGAACCAGTCGGGACCAGGATATGTAGGTGGAGTACCATTCCCACCTTCAGTGAAAAACTGTGGTGTAGCACTGGATACAGGTTTGACCTGCGGCATAACGGGAACGGCAGAGCCGTTATCAACAAAATACATTGCTGAACTCCTCAGGAATAAAAGTATTCATAGCCGGTTCCGGCCAGACGGTATTTAGATAAAACGCATTCAAGGTTGCGGGCGCGATTACTTAATAAAGGTGTCAGAACGTTATCCATGCACGTAAAACGCCCACCCTGAATATCGCGAACATCAATCTGTAATAACCAACGATAACGGGCTGGGTAGAGCGGATGCATACAGCTCCGCATACAGTGATGCGGCAAAATCACCCGCACAGTCACGGTGAATCCCAGCGCCTTAGCCACATTTTCAATCTGCCACGGGGCCAGTCCACCCTTACGGTGATGTTTTTCAACGGCTGCACGTCTGCGGTCTTCAACCGTTACGCCATCCAGTTCGCACTCAGGCAATCCCAGGTAATTCTCCCAGTCCGGGAGTAACTGAAATGTTGTTTCGGGGCGCATTTCACTGAGTAGTGCGTCACCGTCGCCTTCAACACGGCTTAAACGTCGTGCTAAGGCGCGTAAAAATCGGGTTAAATCAGCATTCAGCTCGCGTGGCCACGCCTTACCTCGAGGCATCACCTGCTGAAGGGCATGAAGCCATTCATCTACGCTGTGAGCCATGTGATTACCCCGATTGTGATCAATTCATTGGTCGCCGCAGTGACATCAGCACTGATTGACAGGGTGTAATCGGTCACACCACTTGATGCGCCGATAGCGGTACGCAAGGCAGAAACGGGCAGATTCTGAGCGGGTGATAATGTTTTCTGAAGTGCGTTGAGACTGGCCTGTACGGCAGAGCGCGTCTGACTGCTATCCGGGATAAGTTTGACTGACATCGCAACGGATTTTAGTTGCAAGGCAACAGGCCAGACTTCAATACCACCAGGCTTGCCAACATACAGACCCGTTGCGGGATCAGCATGACGGAAAAGGTAGGTTTCCATCGCTGTACGGTCTGCTTCGGTTGGGGTAATTACGGTTCTTTCGTCATAAACCCACGCAAGACCCACAGTGCCTGAGCCATGCCACACATCGAAGCACCAGGCGCGGCTCACACCTGCCATCTCACGAGCCCAGATGACGTAATCATGCACTGCGCCGCCTACAGGTGGATTGCGCTTGCGGAAAAGAAGACGATCTAAAAGCTCAGGAACAGGCTCGATATCAGCACCGCCGGTGATACCCGCCGTTGCAACCACACCATTACTGTCCGTTCCTGCTACGGGTGACAATAACGTCAGTATTTCACCTGCCGGAAGGTTGCCGCCAACCCCGGCCTCATCCGCCTGAACCTGTGCGGTGACCGCGCCAGCGACAGGTTGCGATGAGTCTGTAACCCGGTAGACAACGCCGGACACCGTCTGCATTTCGGTATCGACGGGTAAAGCGGCAGCACTGGTGAACGTCACCGGACCCGTGGCGAATGTTGATTGTTTTCGAATGACGCCTTCGGTTGCAGCGGTGTCGATAATGGTCTGATCGTCAGACTTTGGGGATGGAATTATCTGGTCAGCAATCCAGCTCTGATGGTCATATACATCACGAACCTGACTACTGACAGATATATTTATTGCGTTCTCAACACCAACAGGCGGTAATTTTGGAATATTAAGTTCAATCTCAATATCCTTTTCACCGTCAGCAATTATTTTTCGCAAAGTGGGGGTATTAAATGGCATTCGCAGTGGCCTCCCAGCGTCGGCTTAACTGAACAGTCAGCAGCGATTTATCAGGACGGGTCAATGTGACAATAAAGTTGATGCGATCAGACGCGGCGATTGTGGCCGTCACTTCAGCATTACGGGCATAACCTTCACGCAACAGCGGTTGCATGGAAAGGCTGGCGTAGTCCTCTACCCGTAGGCGGATAGCTTCGGTGAGCTTTTCACGCTCAAGTAACCAGAGCTTTGAGCCCCATTGATAATCACTGAACGTGTCGCCGGGCCAGCCTCGTGGGTCACCGGAACCATCCGGGATTTCGTCATCAGCATCAGCGCGAGAATCGGTGAACAGGCAGATAAGGACTAAAGTAACAAGCCCGTCGTCAAGCGACAGGCCGTCATGTTGAACAGTAATATCACCGCGAGAAAGTAGGTTTTTCCAGCTCAGTCCGATAGTCATATGGGCGCAGTTGTATCAGCATTGTCGCCATCCTTATGAATATGTTTGAGGAAGGATTTACCGTTAACAGTAATATCCTCAGAGAAATCAGAAGGACCGACGCATTTAAATTGAGCTGTATTAATCTCAAATAATTCGTCGGCGGTGTAATTAACCGTTTTCCCTCTAATATCAATCACGCCATTCTTTTTTAAAATAATAAGCGACTGACCGTCCTGATGATAAATACAGACATCACCTGACGCCAGATCTTTTGGTCGACATCGCTTATCTTCCACCGCGATAGCCACCAGACTTTCGCGTCTGCCCCCCACAGCCAGCACAATGGCTTCTGAACCGGCAGGAGGGACAGAGGTAAATCCGTAGTTCTGGAAGCGTTCCACATCATCATTGGTAGCATCGGCCAGCGACTGAACCTGAAGGTTCTGGCGACCCAGACTGTCAGTCACAATGCGAACTACCGCGCGGTCAACCAACAAACGCAGACGGCGTCCAATTTGATTGAGAGTACGGCCAACATTTGCCGGATTCAGTCCCATGTTGCCACCACCTTCGCTTTCTTGCCTTTCTTCGCTTTCGCCTTTGTCTCTGGCATATCCATCGACTCGGGCGGCACCAGTGCCAGTACGGTGATGCGCCCACCGTCGCCTTCAGTGAAGGTCACGCTCTTGATGAGCCAGGTAGTGTCGAGGTTCTGCACCGGATCACGAATATCGGCCAGCAGGTTCTTTTGCCACAAGGGACCGCTGTCACCGTTCTCACGCCAGCCTGCGACGGTAATCTCCGTCGTGTTGGCTTCGCCCATCATGCGGGCTTTATACCAGTCGCCACGGGTGCTGGCTCCGCCCACTGTCAGGCTGTCTTCATTAACCAGAATCTTCGGGCGGTAGCGGTTAATTTCAGTGTCATCAATGCTGACCTGACGTCCGCCGACAACTTTTGTGGGCTGGTCATCCCACGTCGCACCACCGGCACTGGAGGAACCTTTCACAATGTACTGGCTGGCCCGTTCACGCCAACTGAAGCGACCACGGGCAGCAAGGATATTTTCACCCAATGCCAGAGCAACTGACGCCCGTTTTTTCGAGGCTCGGGTAATGATAAGCTGGCCCTTAGCGTCCGATGTAAGCAGTACACCGCGCTGTTTGGCCAGCCTGTCCAGCAATTCAAAACCCGTCTCGCCTTGCTCAAGTACCACACTCGGGAAGGCTTCGCCCGTATCTGTCTCGCTGATAACGGTAATGCCATACGGCTGGGCAATTTCACGGGCGAGTTGCTCAAGCTTCACACCTTTCCACTGCCCGGATGTATGAACAACCGAACTGTCCACAAGGTCACCGGTTTTATCGCGCCCCATGACCCGAATCGAGACGTTCTCAGCATCGTAGCTGGGAATAAAATCATCAATATAGCCAGTGAGTACGGTATCCGTACCGATGGTGACCGTGCAGGGTAAGCCTTCTTTGATGGTGCGCGGGGCGGCTTCAGACCATTGAGTGGTAACAGTGAGATCGAACTCACCGGCAACGGCCTCCAGTGAACGGGTAATGGACATCTCGGTCCATCCATCCCACTGCTGACCACTGACTGTCAGAACAACACTTTCTGTAGCGGTTGTAGGCTCCATCATTCGATCACCTCAATAGTGCTGGAGGGCATAATAAACGACGGGTCACGCAGCCGGTTGCGGGAAACAATCTCTTCACGATTTTCAGTATTGCCGGTTTCTCGCCATGCTAATGCCGCAGCCGTAGTGGTGACCGTAGGTGATAACTGACGCAGCTCAGGCAACTGAGCGCCGCGAACGCGCACATCGTTCACTACCGCAAAGCGTAAATCACGTAGCGTTCGCCATAATTCGCGCTGCCCGTTCTCCACAGCAGTGACTGCCTGTTCCGCTAATTGCTCCGCCAGTTTATCGCCAGCGGCTTTTGCTTCATCTGATGTGGTGAAATCCATTGTGGCCACCGCTTCAGACTGGGCGACTACAGCGGTAATGAGTACCATCTGGCGGAAGTCAGTTATGTTGGTCTGCATCGCAGGTGATGGTGTGATGGCCGTTGGCGATATGCTGCTTGCCACACCATTAATACCCCGAGACGGAGAGCTTGCCAGAACGGGCATATCTCCCGGCATCGTTTTGGTCGCAGACTTAGCGGCCCGTTCCCCAGCCCACTGGCTACGGAGCTGGTCATAAACGCGTAATGCCCAGGGGGGCTCACTCACGATATCGCGAATATTACTGGCCAGTCCCATGACCTCACGCACCAGTTCGCCAGGTTTTGCGATAACAATTCCGACCAGGTCTTTGAAGCGATTAGCCCTATCAATCCAGTCGGTCAGTGCTGATGGGATAGTCGGCAGATTCATCACCAGCCCCTGCATGTCGTCGAGCAAAGTGTCAGTCATATCGCCAAGCCCATCGAGCGCTGCAAAATAATCACCGTTGGCAAACGCCTCTTTTACTGCATCTGCGGCGCTTAGTGATGTCAGGCTGGTGTTTTCTTTTGGTGCCGGGAACAGGCGTTCACCCGCCTCAAATACTTCGAAAGAAATGAAAGCGATACCGCCTTCTTCCGTGCTCAGGCGGTGAGAAACCTTGCCTACCTGGACCTTCTCAATCCCAAACCAAGGATGAACAAGTTCACCGGGGCCGGGCAAATTAAGGGCATATAAAAGGGCCTCTAATTGCTTTTGAAAGTTCTTTCCAACCAGCTTGCCATTAATCTGCTGCTGGGTAAGGACCGCACCATTATCTTCTGTCCAGCCCACTTCTTTTTTAGGGTATGCGCGGGGGATTGCCCTGCGGCCGCTGGTGCCTTCATTATCAACAAGATAAAACGGCACATTGCGGAACGAGGCATCACGCAGTGATTCCCATTCACCTTTAGCCATCAGTTCTGCTCCACATTAGATACGCCCGATTGAGCGCTGAGTGTGATGCCCGGCTGGTTCATTTTGACATTCTTAACGCGGGCATCACCTTCGATCACAACCCTAATTTCCCCAGTCAGGGGCTGCAACGAAAACGCAGGATACGTTTGGGTTTGATTCTGGGGCTGAAGGCTGGCCCATGGTTGCGGATTCGCGATTTGTGGGTCATTGCTCGTTGAGGTAAACCAGTCTTTAATGTCATTCCACATGCTGGGGCGATTAGCATTGTCCTGAACTTTTTGAATTAATGCTTGTTTGTCTTCTTTAGTTTCAGGAAATGGAATTAGAGATGTAATTTCATTGGCGGTATTAATTGCTGTTGAAACTAAACCAAGTTTGCCCGGTAGCTCAGGCACGTCTGAATTACTTCCATCACCCCCCTTATCATTATTTCCCCCCAGACCATTTGCTGGCATGTTCGTCACATATACCGGCATAACCCCCGAACCGAATACATCAGCCACGCCAGTTGGAATTCCTTTACCTTTCCCACCGCCAAATAAATCCCAAGCACCTTTACCAATCTGGAATACTTTGCGAGCTGCAATAATGCCACCAACTGCAATAGTGATATTCTTGCCAACCTCCAACCAGTTCTGGACGGTTTTCTGGTCTACTGAATTCAATGCGTCAGCTAATTCTTGAACGGGTTTAGCGAGGTTGCCATTAGCAAATTTCTTCCAGGTGCCATTCAGGCTAGTCAAGGCTGATGTAAAGTCCTGAGCCGCATATTTCGCATCCGACAAAATACCTGATCCATCAGCTGTTACAGCGTTATACCGCTTAAGGTTTTCTGCACCTTTACCAGTAGTAACGCTACTTAACAGGAGGATGCTGTCCTGATTAAAACCGGATTCGACCAGGCGTTTATTTTGTTCTTTAGCTCCTTTATTTCCCGAACGTTTAGCAATTTCTTCCATTAACTTAGGAAGAGAACGCATCCTGCCATCATCGCCAAAGACGTTAATACCATTGCGGCCCAATTCCTTTACAACCTTTGGGGCTTGTAAATCACGAATAAGGTTTTCGACTGCTGTTGAAGCTGTATCTCGGTCACCAGTAGCATCAATAGCAGATTCCATTGCGACACCCACATCCTTAATCCCTTTAATCCCCGTGCCACCGGCTGCGGCATACATTGATAGAGCCCTAACCCCCTTGTCTGCTATATCAGCCAGTTCGAAGGCACCCTCTTTACCCAGTTTGTTGAGGGTATCCATTGCCTCCAAGGTTTGCTTTTCTGACGTCAGTTGATATTTGGGGAATTGTGCGAACAAACCGCCGATTGATTCACCAGAACCACCAGAGGCTGCGATTGAAGCGGCGAGATTATTTTTGTTCTTGACACCAAAATCAATATCACCCGTCACCGTTCCAATTTTTTCGACAGCACTTGTCACCTCACTGTCATCGACACGGAACTTGATTGCAGCATCCTGGATACCGCTAAAAATCTGAGACATCTCTGCCCGGGTCTTTTCAGCAGCCAGACCCATGCGTGTAATCCGGCGATCGGTTTGAGCAAATTCGCGAAGCATGGCACCGCCAGCGAACCCGGCAATCATCCCGGTGTAGCGGTTACCCAATGCATCTAACCCTCGGCCCGCTGCTGCTGACGTGGCCTTCACCACAGACATTGCCCGCTCATTACGACGGGCAAACTCGGACATATTGGCACCGTACTGGCGGGCTTTGGCGGTCAGGTTACCCGCCAGGTTGATAAGAATTTCAGTGGTGAGGCGGCTTGCCATGTTGCTTCCTCAGTTGGTCTGTCAGACGAAGCAGCTGCCGCAAGGGCAACTGCTGGAGGTGGTTAATATCAAAACGCTGCGAGAGGTTGACGAGAAGACTACTGAGTGCCGTCGCCAGCGGCATCAGCTCGCCCCCGTGAGGCGGTCCCTGCAAGCAGTTCATCCATGCTGGCGGCTTTGGTTGTCAGCTGTTCCAGGTCTTCGGGATGGAAGGCATAGAGCTGCTTCACGCTCAGTGGACCGGGAATGCTGCCGACACTCATAATCTGGCGGCGCAGCATCTCAAGCCCCATCAGCACTTCAGAGCAGTACGCCACTGCTTTGCCGTTCTCGCCAATCACGACCCGCTCTGCGGCCAGTTGTGACTCAACAACATCCTGAGAATTCAGCTCCCTGAGAGTTACCGTGGTGTGACGGGTTTCGTCTTCGGTGCCTTTGCCCGTGATGTAACCCTTTTTCAATGTAAATGAGGTCTGTGCCATGACTTACACCTTCACCAGTTTGGTGCCGATGAAGTTGGCAGAAATGGTGCCTGCGTCTTCATCCAGCTCTGCCGGGTTATCAGTCGCTGATTCGGTCATCATATAACTGAGGCCGTTGTCACCTTCAAACATCACCGTGACATCTTCCCAGCCACTGATTTCAATAACGTCCATATCATCCGCTGCCGCGATAGTCAGCTTGATGGAAGGCGCTGCCATCTTGCGGGAGTATCCCCAGACCTTACCGCCTCCCATATGCTGTGCGCGGGCAAACCCACCCGGATTAAGGGTGGCTTTACCTTCGGTTTTAATCTCGCGTCCGTTAATACGGATGGACGCCATCCCCAGAATTCTCGGCATAATTTATCCTTACTGTTTGAACTGGATGAGACCAGCCAGCACACGCAGCTGATTGACCAGGTTTGGGTGAGCGATGAAGTTCAGGCGGTTTTTATCGCTGCCATCGATATCGACATCGAGCGTGGCTTTGTAGTCGTCGAAGTCTTCAACCAGTCCGGCAGGCACCAGTTCAGTGAGCGCGATATCCAGCAGCTCGGCGCGTGCAATCTTCGGCGTCATCACGGGTTGACCTGGGTCAAGCAGCTCCAGCACATCATCACCCGCCAGCTTGTGACGTGGGTATCGGCTGGAGAAACGGTTTTTGATGATGTAGCGGATACGACCAAGCGTTGCCGGGGACTGCACATCAAGATAAGACGTGTCCGGGTCGCCGAACTGGTTGACGCGGTACATGGTGATTTCACGCTCGATACAGACATTGCCACCCGCATCAACGAAATGCGTGGCAATACCGTCATGCAGCAACAGGTTGCGCTCAGGCATATCCCAACGGACTTCTTTAGCCGGTGGCAGAATGCCTGGCAGTACCAGCGTTTGCAGCGGACGCGCCGGGTCGATGGCGAGATAGTAGGAAGAAATACCGCCATAAGACGCCGCCCACAACCATGATGGCTGCGGCGCCAGATTGGTCCCCATGCAGGAAATCAGCCAGTCATTACGTGCATCACCGAAGGTGCCTGACTCGGCATGAGTCCCACGGAAAGCTGCCCAAAGCTGGGCTTCAATCATCTTCAGCGGTCCCCAGCGGGTCACCAGTTCGTCACGAATGGTGTTGAGACTCTGGGTATCGTTCCAGGCATAAACGATATCGGTGTACCAGTCGTCACCCAGTGCTGCTACCACGGTGCTGATATCGGGGGTGCCGGTGCCGCCTGCAAAGTCAGTAATGGTGACATTAATACCGACAGGCGTTTGTTCGCCTGGATAGTAATTCTTGCGGACATCCATGCCGTTACCGGTGACGCCTTTCCAGTTCGCCGTCAGTTCTACCGTATCGGTAGTGGTCGCTTTTAACGCCGCACCCACCTGCGTGGCAGGTAATTTTGCTACAGCGGCAATAATAGCGCTGCCGACAGTATCGCGAGTGTCACCCTCATCCACACCGACCTGAACAGAGACACCATTAATCAATAATGCCAGCGTGCCTGCCGCCGTCGCAGTACCAACCACTGCCAGCTCGGCTTTCGCCGCTGCGCCAGATGCAAGGTCAACCAGCCCCATCGCCCAGGTTTCGGTATAGCTGTTGGCTTTACGGAAGGTTTTCAGCATCTCTGCAAGCATGGAGCCTTTGCCATACAGCTTCTCAGCCTGACCATCGCTGGTAATACGGGTTTGGGTCAGAGCAGCCGCCGCACCAGTGGCACTCTGCTGGCCAATGACAATCACTTTGCGGGACTGCGCCGGTGCGCTGCCCATCGCCTGAGAATTGTCGATATCGATGTACACCAGCGGAACGCGGATATCATCAGGAATAGAGCCCAGAGACATATTATTTCTCCTTCACATTTTTATTCTGAAGGGCTTGAGCAACCTCGGTTGCAGGCTCCTTCACATCAGTGATAACCACATCACCTTCAGCTTCGCGGCGATGCCACCAGGCGCTCATCAGCAGTACTTCGCCTTCAGCCTTCAGATGCTCACCTTTGTTTTTTCGGACCAGCAGCCCATCACGGGCGGGCTTAATATGTTTTTTCATGGATTAGGTTCCCTGACGTTAATCACGCCATCAATGTTGGTTGCACCGTCATTGACGGAGAATGTTGCCCCCAGCCGCAGGAAGTCAGGGAGCGTTGAAATATCGATTTCTTCATCAAGTCGAAACTCCTGCTCCCATGTCACAGCCCACATGGTCAGGCCCAGATCGTTCAGTCCGCTGGTATAGATGTTGTCGGCACTGATGGCGCTGGCGGCACGTTCAGCACCCATGCCAGATGCCGCTTCGCGTGATGCAATCCGACGAGCCAGTTTTCCCACAAGAATTTCGCAACGTGTATCACGCGGGTATCCCCATGCGTCTGTGGCCATGACATAAGCAGCCCAGGTCACATCACCGATGGTGCCACCTGCGCGAGAGCGGATATTACGGATACGCAGTGCCGCAACGCGGATACAACCATTGCGATCAGACAGATAGGTTTTCACTTCAGCCGGAGTATTGAACTGACCAATATGGCGTTCGATCACTTTCACCTGGTCCAGGCTGTCACCCTCCAGTACCGGTTTCAGCCAGTCCACAATATGTTCTGCGGCCGCAACCGTGCTGCCGGTGGTCAGCAGTTCGGGACGGTTATTCATGGGAGTACCCCTTGCCAGAAGTCGCCAATGACGTGCATCAGCTCTTCGCTATTTTCAGATGACAGCCCGAGATATTCGCGCTGCGGAATATTCATCATGCGTTTTTGCGCACCAACTGACTGCCAGACGCCGTGCTTCAGTGCCCGACCAAATGCCTGTGTGATAAGGCGTTTATGAGCACTGACGGAGACGCTGCCAGAAAAACCATCCTGATGAACGGCGGCATAAGCAAGCGGGGAACCGACACGAACGCGGCCTCGCTCGACGATGAACTGAATGCTGTCCATCAGGTCACCGTTACCCTGCAAAAGGCTCTGGTTACCGTGACGAGTCTTGCCGTAACCGTCAGACCATGCCTGCCATTTCTCACCTGCGGGTGATGACTTCTCATCACTGATTCGACGGCGGGTCTGTGATTCAACAACGGCACCGATACTTTCCAGCAACTCCTGCTGGAGAGAGCTGTCAGAAAGTTTCTCGATGGCCATGCGGATTTGCGCCAGCTTCTCCGCCCCCATCACCTCAACGGAAATACCCATCAGAGCACGCCCCGGAGTTTGTTGCGGGTGAACAGGCGTTGGTTGTCCGATACCACAATAATTTTGCCGTTATCGGTTTCGGGCGTTGTACTGGCCGTTGGCAGTCCGAGGTCACGCGTACCGTTCGCAATCTCTTTGAGCGTACGAATGGCGTCGTCATAACGTTTCTGGATCAGGTCGGTTATCTGGCTGTCACGCTCAGACAGCCAGTAGATCGCAATGGAAACCGCCACCCGGTGAAGTGGACGCGGGATAGTAGCTATCACCAGTGGCAGCTGGAAACGCTTGGCCAGAAATGAATTAATCTCCGCATCTGCGTCATCAATAGCCGTTTCAATCTTCGCGTCATCAAGCTGATTGGTGGATTTGTCGATGGCCATATTCCAGACCAGCTCACCATCCACCGCCAGCAGGTCATCACGGGTGACGTAAATGCCCATTACGGTTTCTCCGTTACCGATTCAATAACGTTGACGATGAGCATCGGCTCGGCTTTCAGGCGGGCGGCATCGGCATGACTGATAAAGCAGTCAACAATCATATTCAGTCCGTCACTGTTAGCGGCGTTGTCACCTTCAGGGTCATCACTGGCAAAGACATTCACGGGCTCGCGTGGCCAGAAACGGCCGCAACGGTAGAAGCCACCAACTGGAACCGCGCGAACTTCCAGGGCCTGAATGTCATCGGTCTGGGGGAAGGACGATGTCGCAGCCAGCATAAGCGCACTGATTAAGTCAGACTTAGTCGCAACTACGGGCATGGTTTGCGGGTCACTCTCTTCCACCATTGACACAACACCATCAGTCAAAGGCACTACAGTACTGACGGGTTGTGAACCCACTGCAATGTAATGCCCTGGCAGAGTGACTGACGGCTCATGTCGCGCACCGTCAGTGATAACAGGCGATGCCACTTCCGGCGATGATGCCGCGCCAGTGCCGTTTTTAACCTTTTGCTGACCCGCTGCCTTTGATGTTTTTCCACTCACTATTCCATCCTCTTTGGGCGGGTTTAAACGACCTTTGAAGACCGTTTAAACCCGTCGTGATTTAACGTAAGAAAAAACGTAATCAGGAGTTTTACGTGTTATTTGACGTAAGGGGTGACCAGAATATCGACGTCTTTGTAGTAGATATTCGATGCGCCATTTGCAGAGTTAACCGCTTCAATCAGCCCCTTGGCCGCAGAGCGGTTACCTTTACCCACAACCAGCATGGTCGGTGTGATACCCAGTGGTTTACCTGCGCTGTTGGTGATGCCCTGCATCGCCTGATATGCCAACTCATAGTTATGAACATTGAGGGTATCTTTGGAGCCCACTGCCGTTTGCCAGAAGCCATAACCCACATTGCAGCGGCCATCTGTACCAAAGATAAATTCATTATTGAGAATGACGTGCTCGCTGCTCAGGTCATCCAGCGCCTTGAAATCAAACGGGCGACGGTCCTGGAAGATAATCGGTAGCAGCGCCTGCGTGGCATCGACCAGGAACCACGGTTCCCCTGTATCGGTAGCCGGTGTTCCGATAACGTTACTCTGAGTGCCCGAACCTACTGGATGATCGGTGTCGAAGAAGTACTGCCCGTCAAAACAAGTTGTAGTGAAACCATCACACAACAGTTTGAATACCAGCTCGTCCGGGAAAATGGTGACGTTGCGACCAAATTGTTCGGTAACAATGGAGTACTGACCAAGCTGATCGTCTTCCACCGCTTCACGCTTCACCTTGATCGAGCTTTCCCAGGTCTTGTTGGTGATGCTGTAGCCCATCTGTTTGAGCTGGGCGAGCTGTCGGGTGGTTAACCACTCGGTGATACCTGGAAAATCATCCAGCCAGCCATAGGTATTGGATGCTCCCGTGCTGGGAATGACACTGGCCACCGAGCGGAATTGAGGGTTAACGCGGCCTACACCTCGCGTAAATGCAGCACTCAGGGCTGTTTTGAGTGCATACAACACGTCAGTACTGATCGTGGTAGCCATTAACGAGCTCCTTCTTTATTGCGGATAGCCAAAAACTCTTCTTCTTTGATGCCCATTGAGCGGCACATAGACAATTCAGAATCGGTCAGCGTGGTGTCTTCCTTACTACCTTTCCCTTTGGTTGGGTCAGTGTTGACCAGGGCCGGTGCTGTTTTGACAAACTCGCCGAACTGATTGCGACCTTCTTCGCTGCGGCAAAGCGCCAGATACATATCACGGTTGGCCGGGGCAACTTTGCCGGAAGCAATAGCACCATCAACCAGCACTTCAGCGTCTTTTCCTGCCTGCGCTTTCAGTTGCTCTTCCGCCGTTTGGGCGCGATTAAGTGCCAGTTGATAGGTCTCTGCCGGAATGAACTTCGTCAGGTCAGGATTTTCAGCGCGGTTCAGCGCTACGGTTTCGCGGTCTTTCATTTGCTGGATAGCAACCACAACGTCATCAGCAGACGCAGCGGCCGCGAGCCCCAGCACCGTCACAATCTGGACAGGTACAGTCATCTCGTGGTTCTCCGAATTTAGAGCGGGTAAATACAGGTTGGGTTTATTGGTCAGACCGACGCTGGACAGGCGGGTAACCTGGCGGGCGCCGTTATTGAAAAATGCAGGGCTGTAATAGCGATATTTTTTGCCACGAACGAGCGCTTCACCGTCAGGGGTCCATTCGATATGCGCATCGATGCTGCCATCTTCGTTGACGCGCATAGCATCAATCCAGGCATAGGCTGGCGCTTCTTCACCCAGTGGACCTTTGATTTCAGTGGAATGCTCGGCATCGAACGGCAGTTTTGGGTAACGCAGTGAAGTGGCAATAACGGCAGCAGGATTATCATTCACCCATGAGCGACCATCACGGCCAATGAAATTACCCGCAGGTATCATCGGCAACCATTCAGGAAGGGCATTATCAGCAAGGTCTGGTAACTCAAAGCAAAGTGCCAGAAGTTCCAGTTTGGGGTTAGGAATGCTCATGCGTCTGTCCGTCGAAAAGAAGTTACGGACAGTATGCGGAAGGCAAAATAAAAGCCGGATTTACCGGCTTCACTGTAAGCGAGGCGGGGAACCCCGTTTAAACCACGTTTAAAAACGCCGTGGTGCGTTTAAAGATTTTTTCTCGCGTCATCGTATCATAAAGTTTAACCGTGTCTTCATGCGTGTTTCAGACGCGTTCCCGCTTCGGTTAGCTATCACCGTCAAATGCCTGTTGTTTAACGCGTAACTGACGTTCAAGCTCTGCCTGGCGACCTGTACCCGGATTGTAATCCCAGCCGGGGTCAATACCTTCAGGCACCATCTCTTCTTCACCTGTGCGTTTGTTCAGCCATTTTGTCCGCTTAGTGGCAGGTGCCTGTGTCCGCACGGGTACACTTTCGCGAGTGACCTGACCCGTTGGGTTGCCGTTGTCATCAAGCTGCGGCACGTTGCGTGTGACGCCGTTTTTAAGCAACTGCTCATACTCATACTTGCTGACCTGACGCGCACCGCATTTGCAACCCCAACCGTTCGGAAAGAAATGTGTCTGCCAGAATGGATCATCAACCGGCAGGCAAAGGTCAGCCCACTTCAGGTGCTCAACGCGATGCTCGCGAGAGGGACCCAGCGTATAGAGCAGATAAGGCATGGCTCGTTTGGTGCGCTCGATACGTTCCCACTGGCCCGCGCTGCGGGCTGTGCGCATATTGGTATCGTAGATAGTCCGAAGCCGACGGTCACTGCCAAGCTGTACCTGGCGAGATTCACCCGTCAGCGGGTCATCCATCATCTGGACTCCCCACCAACCGCGCTTTACAAGTAATGGCTTGAGCGTCTCGCGGAACTGGATGAAGGTCTGACCGTCGGCAAGCGCTTCTTCGAGTAGTGACTTCACGTCCTGAAGCAGGTCAAGCTGGGTCATCTTCGCCACGGTGAAACTGACACTTTGCTCTTCGCGCCAGATATCACGGAAATCAAATCCCGGTTTCAGCTTTTTGGACTTCAGCCAGGCGAGTGCCTCTTTAGGGATAATTGTAGGTTCAGCCATACTTCCTCCCATAATACCAGCCGTGAACCTGAGCAAAGTACGAATGGAAATTCACTGGCCAGTAAGAAGGTCGATGAAAATCGAGACGATGACGCCTGACTAATTTAGACCGCATCTTTCGCATCCCCCAGCGCACGGGCTTTAAAACTCAACATCGCCAGCTGCTCGGCGAAGTCATCAGGTTCAAGTGTTTTTTGCAGCTCAGGCAAGCGGGCCAGAAACTCCTCAAAGCTGTCAACTTCATTGGCCAGTTGCAGCACGGGACTGGTAAAGGCATCACCTGATTTCTCCCAGTCCTTCAGCCCTTCGGCAACCAGCGCGTCAATCTCATCATCCTGTGAGCGGTTGAGGGCCAGTTGCTCGCGGTTCAGTGCCGGTAATGAACCCGATACGGCAAAGCTGTTTGTCGGAGCCAGTACGGATGCACCGGCTTCAGGTTCGGCCAGGCCAAACTTATCGCGAACCTCGGATTCCTGCACTTTCATTCCACGGTCAACCAACGGGATAAGTGCATCGACAAACGCCTTCAGGTCTTCCGGCTCGCTGATGAGCATCTTGACGCGGGGATAGTTTTCCTGTGGGCCAAAGTTGAACTCGATGAACGGGCGCACAAGAAATTCATTCAGGGTGTTTTCTAACTGGCGGGCATCCCAGCGGGCAATGTCCATGCGCACCCGATCATGAACATCGGCCTGTGCGCGGGAACTACCGTTATCAGTGGTCATGGTCTGACCCAGCACCGCCTTACTGGTCTGGGCATCACACCATTCGGCCATCTCTTTAAACAGTGCTCCACCACCATTACGACTGGCTGTCTCCACCATATCGAGCTTCATGCTGTCGGGGATGGCACAACCAGAATCAGAAGCCAAAGAACTGATCGCATCAATGAGGGTGCGGATTTGCTCAGGGCTTGCCTGATTATGGTATTTACCCACCACCAGAGGCAGGCCAAACTTCTCACCGAAAGCCCACCAGTCACGCACAGTAAACGACTTGAGCATATACATCACCGCCACCAGTCGGGCCAGACCGTTACGCAGCGGTAGACCAGACTTCAGGCGAGGCTGGTGAATAATATATTTCCCGGAACTCAGCGGCTCACCATCGATAGGGTTGCTGTCAGTAATGAGTCTGAATTCACGTAGGGTCTCCCGGTCAGTTTTGAGGAAACGTGGATCAACCCACTCATAATCACGGGGTTTCCAGAGTGCATCGCGGGTATTCCACAAAATTTCGCAGACACCAACACCTTTCCCCAGACCATCAAGAAGGTCAAACAACAGCTCCGGCACCTGTGGTTGTTCGAGAAGATCACGCACTGCGTCAGCCAGCTGCATATCGTTATCTTCATCGCTTGCGGCCACTACCGTCGGAACAATACCGGCAACGGTCAGCTTACGGGTACGCAGTACGCTGGAGTAATGCAGGTCACGTTCTTCCATTTCCTCAGCAAGGATGAAGTAATCACGGGCATTGCCCTCAATGGCATTACGTAAAACCCCGGCGAGACTGCCCGGGGAAAGTGTACTGGCAATACTGATGCCTGGTGAAGGTCGCCGCACACTCATAGTGCGACCACGCGCTTCAGGCTCAGTAATATCATTATCTTTAATGGTGACCGGTTCACCTGTTGACGGGTGCAGCAGACGGCGAATAGCGCCGGAAATTTGTTTTAACATCAGAGTAATCCTCGCTGGTTCTTGAGGCCACGGGTCAGATGAACCTGACGGCGGTCATCACCCGAATCAGGGTTGTGGCGGGTATCGGCGGGTCTGGTCAGACGGTGAAGTTCATAGCGGCGACAGTCTTCCCGACTGGCAAGAAAGCCAAGAAAAATAGCAATCGCTGCGTCACCATGACGCTTACGGCCATCACTTCCTGCCGTTCTGGCATCATCAATCCCCGGCACACCGCGCAGTATCTGAATGGCTCCAAGGTCATTAATGACGTCTTCGTGCTTAGGCAATATCAGCTCATCATCTTCAAACGCAGCCTTGAAGCGCGGCATGTTTTCGCGGTAGTGCGGAACAGAAAGCTGCACCTGCTCGACCTCAGAACCATAGCGATAAGCCGCCTGTTCCGACAGATACTGACCATTACCACGCCCATCGAGTTTGATGCCGTCGCGGTTTGGAAGCCTGTCACATATATAGAAGAGGGCCTGCTCCTGCTGCTTGAAGGGGACATTACCCATTTCAACCAGAAACGGTACTTCACGCGTGGTGTCATCATTGACGGTGATGGGGGCAAATACCGTCAGGTCGCCGTTACGGGCAAAGTCTTCACCCAGACAATGGCGCAGGTTTTGCGGAAGTTTGTTCAGCTCAGGCAGGACATATTGCTCAAGCCATTCCTGCATTTCCAGTGCGCGGAGACCTTCAGGAAGTGCGTTAAACTCAGCCGTACCCTGAAAGCGGATCACCGGGCCATGACCTCGGGCTGCCCGCTCACGAATGGAACGCGGCAGGTAAGTGCCGCCGCCGTTCTTCGGAATACAGTAATACTCCTCCTGCGCATCTTCAGGTGTGGCGGTATCCTTCAGCAGGTTGTCTTTCCATTCATCTTCAGCATCTTTTGACCAGGCTTTTTTGGTGACCTGGCAGATACGCTTATAGAGTCCTTCAGCGCAGGCAACATCGATATCAATACTGTGGATGGAATAGCGCTTTTTCCCTGCACGGCTGTCCTGAATAAGTGTATTGAACAGGTTTTCATTGCCGTTATGGGTGGAGATGAGACGGACCTTTGAACCCCACATGGTCAATGCCAGTGCGGCTTTGAGCACAGCAGCAAGGTCTTTCTGGAAACCGGCTTCATCAATAATGACATTGCCCTGCATACCGCGCAGGTTGGAGGGATTGGACGACAGCGCCTTGATTTTAAAACCACTGGCGAAGTTGATGACATACACCAGGATATCTTTGTCTTCATCCTGGAGCACTTCTTCGCCTGTATCTGATGCCGCCAGCCCGTAAGCCTTCGCCCACATAGCACAGGCATCAATAAATTCTCGCGCCATGTCTTTGGTCGTGCCGACATAGAACGTATCGCAACCACCGGCACTGGCAGTCATCGAACCATTCAGTGCCGCATCAGCCGCTTCCGCCCATGTAAGACCTGTACGGCGGGATTTCTCTGCGATTTTCAGCTGTGACGTATCGGCAATCCACCGGCGCTGATAAGGCAGCAGCACCTGGTCGGCATCGAACGCACCGGAGAGGATCGCTGAAGCGGACTGATTACGTAATTTTTCCTGTGCTGGCGAAGTGTGACTCATCCGGCAATTCCCAGAATCTGGCGACGAATATCAGCAGCGGTTTCCGCTGATAACCCAGCCTGTTTGGTGATGGTTTCGGTCTGCGCGGCAACTTCTTGGGCAAAAGCCAGGCGGATTTCTTTCTCGCGTTTATGGCTGGCCATCGCTGCTGCTTCAAGTCGCTGGGCGACCAGAGCCAGTTGCCCCAACGCTTTAGGTTCAACAGGATCATCACTTTCGGCCATCGACATTGAGGTTTCAAACGCCAGTGTTTTGACAAACTCCATCAACAGCTTGCCCACGTCTGAGGTAGGTGCAGAGCCCAGTTTTGCCGCCCAGATTTCCGCCATTTCACGGGAGGCACGGATTTTAGAACCGAACTCTTCCATGCGACTGGCGTAGCGATTAAGGCCGGTGCGACTGAGTTTCATATCACCAGGCAGGTTGTGACTGTTGATAAGCTCATTAATGGCTTCGCGGATTTCCTCCTGGGTATGACGCTTGTCACGCAGCATCTGATGGAGCTGGTCGCGGACAGAGTCGGGCAACAGGTCAATCTTCGACGGACGGCCACGGGTCGGACGTTGTTCAGCTGTCACGTTCTCTCCTCAGACCCTCGGCCATTTCACGTCGGCAGGTCACCAGGTCTTTCTGCAACAACATCCAGAGCCGTTTATATTCAGGGTCACTGGAGAGAAAGCCGTTCAGATAACTGTCTGGTGCGTCACGGTCATAAGGCTTACCTAATTTTTCTTCATAGAACTTTGCGATCATATTGGCTTCAAGGTCAGCACAGACCAGGACGGTGGCCAACTTACGAATCACTTCACGTTCAGCAGAAGACAGAGGCTTTTTTTTCTTCATTATTTACCCTCTCGCTCGTGGTTTCTTAACACCCGGCACCGTGGTCAGACCGTTGGCCACATCATCACCGCGCCCACTAATTTCAGCGACATAGCACCCCGATACATCGCTCAGACTCACCAGCCCCTGCTCGCGCAACCAAGACAGATGGGTACGCACCACATCACGAGAAACTTTATGCCCATAGGTTTGCAGGCAGGTCTGCAAAATGGATTCGTTGGCACTGTCGCCGCAATCCAGAAGGGATCGCAAAATGACCAGACGCTGGTCACTGTCGAGAATTTCACGCATGGTCATTCCCTCATTTATCCTTTAATTCGTTTTCGAGAAGTAGGTCACTGATGCGTGACACCTGCCTGATGGACGGTGCCAGCTCGCGCAGTTCGCCGCGCAGATTGCTCATTTCAAGCTGCAACTGGTGCAGGTCTTTCTGGCTGGGAAGTACCGCAATGGTGTTCTCCAGCCCCTGAAGCCGGTTACGCACCAGCTCCAGCTCTTCACGTTTGACGTAGGTCTTGGCCAGCAGTAGCTGGATAAGATTCACGCCTGACATAAACAATGCCCAGATGATGGCCCAGCTCCCCTTAACGACTTCCCAGTCCACGCTTCCCCCTTTGTTCTCTGATGCTCTGACAGGTGTGGCAGGTCACCGCATCCGGCTGCGCTTTCAGGCGGGGAAGCGGTATGTCATTGCCGCAGTCATTACAAAAACCAACGTTGTCGGGTTGTTCTTTAATCCGGTTTAAATGGCTTTTTAAGACACGTTCACGCTCTTCATTTTCAAGGTCGCTGGCCTGGTCAAGAACATCCGTCATTTGGGCATCATCACCTTGTGTTTGCTGGATTTACTGAAGCGGGCAAAGCCGTCCAGCGTTCTGAACCCCAGATAACCCAGCGCCGGAGAGGCCAGCATCAGGGCAATATCCCAGTCGGGTGCGGGCATTGAAAACGCGTGGCCATACGCACCGGCAACAGCACCAGCTTGCTGGCCAACGGACATCAACATCACATAGGCAATGCTGCTATAGAGAGATAAACGTGCCATGCGAGGCCGGGTCTGCCGGACATATTCGTCGGTGGCGTTATCGCCGTTACGGATAGTTTCCTGCTGTTCGTGATGCGCCGCCTGCTGGTCAGCCAGCAGCGATTTGTCACGTTCAAGCTGGTATTGCTCAAGCTGTACTTTGAGGGATTCGAGCTGCACGAACTGCTCAGGTGGAAGCTGTGCCAGCTTCTGTTCCAGCACGCGCTGCTGGTCCTGGGGATTAATCGCGCCATTGACCGACTCAACAATCCCGGCAACAGAATCGGCAGTTTTCGCAGTATCACCACCGAACCAGCTACCCACCGTACGCATGACTGAAGGGCCAGCCTTGAGCAGAACGGAGGCAATAGTAGATAGGGTTATCGGATCCATTTGAGTAAGCCCTTACGTGATACCCAGCAGCAGAACATCACTCCGATCAGCGCACCGAGAGGGTCAAGCCAGATGAAGAAAAGTCCATGGGAAAACACGGGAGCCAGTGCGAGAAGTATCGCGCCCGCAACCCAGATTAACCATGACCATAAACAGGCAAATTTACTGATGTACATAGCGGGCTGAATAAGTCGGTAAGGCAGATTACCCAGGAAAATACTGGCACCAATGAGCACGATGCCAGACAGTGGCATCCACCAGACAATAAAAGCGTTACGCCCATAAAAACTGCAAAGCCAGAGAGAAAGGACAACCATCACAACGAGGGTCCATCCTGACTGATAAGTTTTGCACAATGCCAGTTTCAGCTGCTCAGTATTAAACGATTTAAACACGATATTTTTCCTTATAACGCTGGCATTGCCAGACAATGTCTCTGATATCGACAGAATCCCAGCCTTTGCGATAGAAGCTCGCGTGAGTACCATCGCAGCCGGTGTAGTCGACAGGAACGGGCGGAGGCCCGCCGTCAACGCGGTGCAGCACTTCTTTTTTGATGCGATCACGACGACCAAAACGCAAAGAGCCATCCCAACCTTTTCCCATGATCAGCTCCGGGTTACAGATGCAGAGCCGCCAACAACCTCCCAGCAGGCATCAGCCACGCTATCGAGGCGATTAAACCAGCCGTTGAGGTACTTACCCTGAGTGGAATTTGATTTGATAATGTCGGCGTAATAACGGGAGCGACGAAGAAGGTAACGTGTGAGAAGCCATTCGGGGTCGGCACCAATAACAGCCGCTGTGGTTTTGGGTCCCACAATGCCATCAGGTTTAACACCCGCAGCATCCTGTAATAACGTCAGTGCTTTTTTGACGCCATGCTGAACAGCCGCATCAAACACAATGAGAGAAATACCATCCGGCCAGTCGCTGCAATAAGCAGGTGACCAGTAATCGCGGTAGTAAATTTCTCCGGCCTGCTCTGAGGTTAAATCTTTAATTGGGGTATCGGGTTTGCCGTCGCCATCAACGTCGGTTTTGCCATCGGCAAGGCCATCGCGCTTATCAGAAATACCGAAGTTGGTTTCACCACCTTTATCGGTGGAGTCATTAACGTAGCCGCCTTCTTTGGCGAGGATAAAGGAGAGCGCGTGAAGAAATGAGGGGGAAGATGTGCCTGTTGTCATGCCTGCACCTACAATGAAATGGGTTAATGTAATTTCAACCCATTATTGTGCTAGGCATAAAAAAAGCCGGATTTACCGGCTTCATTGGATATGGATGACTTAACTGAATAAAACATCTCTGTATGTAAACATTATCAGTCCAGCCAAAATTAAGAAGAGAATGATAAAACCAGTGTTTTTATCTGTATCAACAGGGTTGGACTTAGCTCTTTCAATTAATGATTTCCGACGCGCCATATAAATAATAAATGGCAGGATGAAAAGGCTACCAACCCCCCAGACTACTGGTGATATGCCACTCTTATATCCTTTGCTGACACCTTCAGTAATAGTATGCACACCAATTTTGTTGTTGGCCGCATCAACGAAAACCCAAAAAGCACAAACAACCAACACTAAATTTACAAGAATCACGCCACCCATAACATTACTCCATGTCCAAAGAAAATTGCCGCTTATTCATTTCAAGTCTTCGCATTCTTTTAATCGCTTTATACACCGTTTTGTAGGTGACGTGGTAGCGCTCAACCAGTTCCGCTACGTTGTCACCCTTAAAATCACGCCAGATCCGCATATCTCTGACAAGTTGTTCAAGCACCTGACCACGAGGAAAATAGACCTGCATCCCACCGATTTTACTGCTGATTGCGACGACAAGTTCAATTGAATGTTGTGGATCGTAACCCAGCCTCTCAAGCTCTTTTCTCAATAACGCATTCAATTCTGACAGCAGTGAGGGAAAGCGTGAATTTTCCGTTCCATCATCCAGATGGTCAAGGATGCTGTCGTCCTGAATATCATCAAACAGGTCGTCATTCATTTGTTCCACCTCTTTGCCGCTTCAGCGTAGGCTGCGCAAAACACATCATAGTCACGGACGACTTCACCGGTATCAGGGTAAACAGGCAGTGGGGCATTATGCTCGACCAACGTTTTTTTCATTGCCCGGATATGCCATTGCTTCAGGCCTTCAAGGAAGTTCAGCTCCAAATCTCCGCGTAGCCACTCAAGGCTGGAAACACCCTTGCCGCCATTTTTCTGGCTGGTGTGGCGCTGGACAAAATGGTCAAGTGCAATATCGCTGCCGTCCCTGAGAAACCCATCAGCAAACATCGCTTTCCAGACCATCCTGATTTTTTTGCTAATGTCAGAAGGTTTTGACATTCGACGCTTTGATTGACGGGAAGGCTGGCTTTTAAATCCTTTACCCTCAAAAGCCTTAATAACCTGCTGAAGCTCGGATGCAGACATATCCCGGCAGCTGGTTTTCCCCGGCACGACAGAAGATAGCAATGCGCGGTAGGTATCATCATCCAGGCCAAGTTGATTTTTAGCGATATGAATAATCTGACTGAGCTTTTTCATCCTGCATTCTCCGGCTTGCTGAGGTCATAAAAATTACGACAACCACAGCGTGGGCAACATAAATCATGCACCACTATTCCCTTGTACTGATGATTGCGTTTTTCTACCCGTTCCCCTTCAGTATGAATATTGCGGCATCTTGTACATTTAACCCGGTTTTGATTACTCATCGTTTTCCACCTTAGTAGCCATCCGCTCCGCGTACTGTTGCTCGCGCATCATCTTTTGCGCCGCCTGCATTAAAAGGCTAATAGCCATACGAGCACGGGCAGAGGCAAAACGATTGCTGGTCTGGCGGTCTTTGTAGAGCGTACTGGCAATGTCGATTTGCTCTGCCGCCTCCTCAATAAGGCCAAGAACGGAGGGGCCGAACGATTGCAAAGGCTGGACTTCAACACCAACCACCTGGGCCAGCCGGGTCAGCTTGCGGGTTTTTTCCTGGTCAATCATGTTGCCCATACCGTTATGGCGCAGCTGCTCGAGCATGATTTCAACATCTGCCGCTTCTTCAGCAACTTTACTGCCGTTGGTTTTGTGATTAATAAACCGGGAACAAGCTGCGGCCAGCTCACTGGATTCTTCTGCCAGCGCCAGTACCTGGGAATCAAAGCCCCAGCGTGAAAATGCCGCATCGTAAATAACAGTTTTATTCGTGGTCATAATAAGCATCCTTATGAATCCGGCGCGAACGAAGCCCTGACGCAAGCGCCGTAATAAATTCAAAATGGTTTATCGGAATATCAGAGTTTGGCTAAATCCAGTGAAATTTGTTTATAGCTCCCGTCGCCTTGGCGTTCATACATCCGCAGATACTGACTGGTGCCGGTCACTTGAATAGCATCCGCAACCGCATCCATTGCCTCGTTCCAGCGCTCATCATCGATATTGAGCTGGCGCAGCCCCAGCACCTGGTTGATGTCGATTTTGCCCTGTTTGTTGACACGAAATGCATGGTCAACCAGCGCCATAATCTTCTCGTCTGCACCGCCAGACCACTGGTTAATGCAGGTATCAATCAGCGTTTTAGCAGCCTGAATGCGCTCATCAAAAACACGGTGCTCACCCACGGCGCGAAGCAGCTTGTAACGGCCATCAAAACTCACCAGTGACACATTGCCCTTGGCACCGCCAAACTCGACGCCGTACTCCGCCGCTGACAGGTCAATAAAATCGGCAATCTCCTGCATGGAATTGAGCTTGAAAGCGGCCAGTTGCTGACGCTGTTGACGTGCCGACTCGATGATATTCATCACCACTTCATCACGCAGTTTATCCAGCGGCTTTACCTGCGATTCTGGCACCAGATGCCCCTGAGCATTAATACGGTAACCTTCCGGGATATTATTTGTATTATTCATACCAACCTCATTTATTAATATTCATTTTCAAAGATGATGTTTGAAACCAGTTTATTTCCCAGCTCCATCTTTTTGGCTATTACCGCCACAGACAGGCCTTCTTTATACAGCTCCCGACAAAGCCAGGCGTCATGGTCATCAGGTGTCGTCAGCGCCAGTGATATCTGTCTTCGGCTGGCAAAGGTGCAGACTGACTTTTTACTACGCTTCAGTGCCTTACCTATTTCTTCTGCTGATAGCTTTCCTGCGCTGGACTTAATGAATGCACGTTCGCGCGTGGTCCACTCGCGGTATGTTCTGACCATGATTACCTCCAGATAATCCGGCAACCGTTTAATGAAGCGACCCAGACAGAGCGGGAGCCTTCGTTATTGCGCTCTACAATCCGCACCGCCTGGCTGAGTAAATCAGCAGGAGGACATGACACCTCCAGAATCGGCCGGGTTCTGGACTGGCGAAAAGCTGTGACCAGGCATCCTTTTTGATTGAGCATGGCTTCAGTGGCCAGCGCCTGTTGAACATGGGACGAAATGAGATGAGAGAACATGATTAACCTCGCAGCAGGGTTGACACATCAACATCTAAATCCAGATCGCGGAACGCTCTGAGGATGTATTTTTCATTCACCGTTTCACCCGCACCGTGGGCTGTCATGGCTGCAAGGCGCAGGGAGTGGCTGAGAATACGCAGTGCTCCTGGCTTCTGGGCTATTTGCTGGAGAAGCTCACGCTCTTTCTCACCCGTAATAGACCAGGCATCAGCAATCGCTGCCACATCTGCTTTTTTGGTTTTGTTGATGGCCACGCGTTTGGCGATACGCGAGAAAAGACGCGCAAATTCAACAGTGCGGTTACCGCCCGTCATATTGGAATAGACGCGGTGGTTACCCATCAGCACCAGCCCGACACGGGTCGCTTCCTGTAACAGGCGCAGTTCTTCGAGGGTTTCAGCGCCCAGATGGTCGGCTTCATCAATGATGATGAGCCCCTGAGTGCCATCAAGACGGCGGCGTAAGGCACGAGCCAGCGGACCTTTACGGCGTGGGGAATCATTCATACCCAGCTCATAGGCCAGCTCTGTCAGGCATTCAAGAACGCTGGAGCAGGCAGGTGTGACGGTAATCAGCCAGACGTTATCATTGCCGCGACGGTATTCGCGGGCGGCTTCTGATTTACCCACACCAGGGTTACCGCACACGACACCGATACACTCGGTCAGATGCGCATAACGGAAAGCAGTCCAGATTTGTTTCACTGTCGGCGTTTCGATAAAGCGCGGTGGCTCGGGGATTTCAGCGCCAGCCTGTTGCTTCTCAATCCAGCGGGTCAGTACCGTTTCCACGCGTTCATTGTCACCGTTGTATTTCTCATTCATGAAGCTGCTGACCGTGCCGGAAGACAAGCCTGTTTCACGGGCGACCTGAGCAAAAGTAAAACGTTTACCATCCACCAGGGTGCGCAGAACCCCGCGAATATCGGTGATATTCACATCAGACATAATTAACTCCATATATTTGAATTAAATTTAAAGGCTATTTAAATAACATTTTTGCGTTTACTGGATTCGAGCATATCCAGTGAGTTATTCAGGAATTCATCCTCGCGGTATTCTGCTTCTTCCGCTTCAGCCAGCATGAGAGGGGCTGTGGCTCGAGGGCGATAAACATTGCCCTGTAACCAGTTTTCCTCCTGCGGAGCTGGCAGGGTATGGATATTCTCGGCTTCAGCCAGGCGGACTTTCTCTTCGCCGCGAGCTCGCATCCCTTTGATACGCTGCTGACGGGCATGGTATTCAGCTGTAACCGGGAAGGCCTGGCGCTTATTACCATCCCAGATAGCATCGCAAATATACGAACCATCCAGACGGCGAATAATGACTTTAGTGGCATCGTGAATATCGTAATTCACCAGCACTTTATTACCGTGCTCATGATTCAGCTCAGATGAGTAATAAAGGTTATTGAACAGGCGCACTTCACAACGACTCACGCTGCGTTCAATCTGCGGCATAAACATCTCGCGCAGCTCGATATCAGCCAACCATTCGATTTCAGTGGCTTCTTTTTCCAGCTTGTAACGGCGAAACTGGGTCGGGGTGAAATGCTCACCGTCGCCGCGTTTCGGCAGTGACTCATGCGGACGGTTGTTGTACCACTCAACACCACTCTCAATTTCTGCAATCAACGCGTCCCATGAAGGCAGGTCACGCATCGTCTGCTGCTGTTTAACTGACAGCTCCTTGCCTTTGGCCACTGCATTAGTGGCTGACATCAGCGCCTTTGTTGTACGACGTACGGTGCTGCGGTCTGCCCCTGTGCCGTAATACGTCGCAAACTGGCGGGAGATACGCTGGCCCAGTGTACGGTTAAGACGTTCGATGATGCCGCGACCCTGCGGGTTCTCTGGAATACCGAGACGGTGGTCGATACCGAGACGCGGTAAAATACCGGTAATATCAGCATCAAACGTGTTGTTGGTTTCACCGCCACCGTTATCTGAATAATAAATAAATGGCTTACCCTGGTTTTTAATACCGTGGCGCATGGCATCCGCTACCGCAATGACGCTCTCGGATAATGCCAGGCTCCAGCCAACGATGTAACGACAGCAACCATCCAGAATAAATGTGACTTCAGGGGAGAACGGGTTCCCGTGGTCAGGGTGAGCAACCTTCATTTTCATGCCGTGACCATCACCAATCCAGACGTAATTCACCGGCAACGACTCCCAGTCACGACGAACAAATCCTTCATACTGGCGGAATTCACTGCCCGTGACACGGCCTTTCTGCTTCACAACAACCGGTAATTTGTCCATTGCGTAACACACCTGATCGTAGGAGGGAATGGCATCGCGCATGAGTGAATTATCAGCGTGGCGCATATCCCAGAGGACTTTGAAATCATCATAGGCTTCCTGAATTCCCCGACCGTCAGGACGGCGATAACACGTCAGGAACTCGGGTAGCCAGGCAATCTGCTCGGGTTTCACAACCTGGCGCTTGCCCGGCGCGAGTAACATCAGCCTCTCTGCTGACGTTGATGCTTTATTGAAATCAGCCAGCCAGCGTTTCAGCGATATTTCACTGAGTGAACGGGATGCGCCTTTCTTGGCATTCGCCAGAGTGGCTGCATCAGCGAGTCGCTGTGGCAGCTCACCAGACTGAGCCTGACGAACAATTTCACGCACCGCTTTGGCACAGCTGTAGCCAGGTAACTGGCCCAGACGAATGACTTCGGAAACCAGTGCCATGCGTGAGTCAGCGGTCTGCTTCTGGGCCGCAGTCAGTGAACCCAGCCTTTGCTCCATCAATGCCGGGCATTTGCGGAAGACGGCAATTTTGCTTTCTTCCGACGCCTTGCTGCGTGGTGATATCGCTTTTGATTCAGCGACTGCGGGCAAAGTAATGTCAGCCCCGGTCATCAGTTCTTTGATGTGACGGGTGCGCAAAGCATCCTGCGCATCCTGTGGCAGGCAATCAATGTGGTACTCAAATGCCTTACTGCCATTACGCTTACGAACCAGATCAGGATTATCGCTAATCCTTTTGTTCATCATCGCCCGAATGCCCTGTGGCGTTCCCGGTACTCCAGGCAAACCTGCTAACTCATTCACTGTCACGAACATGATCACGAATCCTTGTTTGCGTAACGGCTTGGCCAGATGAAAGAGGGTTCTACATTGAGAGCATCAGCAACGATGCGCTCACCTTTTGGATATTTACGATGGAGTACGTTTTTCAACGTATCCGGCTTAAGACCAGCATCTACGGAAAGACCACGCATTGTCAGGCCGCGCTTATGTAGCTCTCCAACAATGTCAATGTTGTGCCAGTCCCTTACAGCTATCACTTCATTTCTTTCCAT